AGGCCACGATTGTGGTCGCTGGGGGTTCTGTGTTCTCGGTCACCATTTCTGAGTACGGCAGCAAGTATGTGGTTGGCAACACCATGTCTGCGGCGGCATCTTCTATTGGTGGTACGGGATCGGGCTTCTCTGCCCCGGTGCTGTCCGTGCTCAACGCTGAGGGCACTTCTTGGCTGGGCGACAACTTTGACAGCGTGTTGCTCTACGGCACTCTGGTTGAGGCTTACACCTACATGAAGGGTGAGGCCGACATGATGGCCTTGTACGACGGTAAGTACAAAGAAGCCCTGGCTCTGGCTAAACGTCTGGGTGATGGACTTGAGAGATCGGACAGTTATAGGTCCGGCCAGTACAGGTTGTCGCCGCTCCCCCAAAACAACGGTGTAGCATGATGCCCAGGCACACACGACAGGAAGCCAAAGCCCTGGACTTGCCAACGTGCTACGGCAGTGTTTGTAAAAAACATCCGCAGCTTGAAGGTCTTCGCAGGGTGTCTGGTGCTTGCGCGGAGTGTGCCAAAGAAATACTGCGCCGTAGCCGACGTTCAAATCCAGAGCGCACCAAGGCTCAGGCGCGTAAAGACGCAGAAAAGGCGCGCCAGAAGCCAGAGTTAATTGCAAAAAAACGTGCATCCGACGCGGAGTACAGAAAAAACAACCGAGAAAAGTTTCTTGCTGGCATCGCTGCTTGGAGCAAAAAGAATCCTGAAAAAGTAAAACAATACGCAAAAAAGACTAAAGAAAAAAACAGGGGTAGGGTCAATTCGGATACCGTTGCGCGTAGGCTGGCAAAAATTCGCCGTACACCCGCTTGGCTTACGGAAGACGACAAATGGTTGCTGAAAGAGGCGTACAATTTGGCCGTGTTGCGCACCAAAATGTTTGGGTTTCCGTGGCATGTAGACCACATCATCCCGCTACAAGGTGAGATGGTCTCTGGCTTGCACGTGCCAAACAATATTCAAGTGATACCTTGGATAGACAATGTGCGCAAAGCAAACAGTTTTGAGGTGATCTGAGTGGCCTTTACCGGTAACTACTCCTGCAACACGCTGCGGTCGGGTCTGGCCAACGGCACGATCAACTTCGCCTCGGACACGTTCTATCTGGCGCTGTACACCAACTCAGCCACGCTGGACCAGACCACCACCGAGTACACCTCGACTGGTGAAGCCTCTGGTGGCAATTACGTTGCTGGTGGAGAGATTGTCACGGCCACAGTCTCAAGCCAAGACACCGCAAGCGGCAGTACTACGTACATCAACTTTTCGTCTCCAGCGTGGACGGGAGCAATCACGGCCCGTGGTGCCTTGATCTACACGCCGGGGGCCAACGGCGCTGTGTGCGTGCTGGACTTTGGGTCTGACAAAACATCGACCACCACTTTCACCGTGCAGATGCCCGCCAACACCAGCACATCTGCTTTAATCCGCCTCATTTAAGGAGCAACCATGTTCAACGAAAAACTTAAAGCCGGTGGCGTGTTCACCGTTCAGTGCTTTGACAAGGATGGGAATTTGAAGTGGGCCGAGGAAAACCACAACCTTGTGGTCAACGAGGGCCTGCAAGACATGAACACCAAGTACTTTTCTGGCTCTGGTTACACAGCCGTTTGGTACATTGGCCTGTACGGCTCTGGCGCTACCAACAGCCCTGCTGCCGGTGACACGATGGCGTCCCATATTGGTTGGACTGAAGTGACAGCCTACAGCCAAGCCACTCGTCCGGCTGTGACGTTTGGCACCGCCACCACGGCGGACCCGTCGGTAATCACCAACTCGGCTTCTCCCGCCACTTTCAGCATCAACGGCACCACAACCGTTGGCGGCGCGTTTCTGACTAGCAACAATACCAAGGGCGGCACCACTGGCATTTTGTTCTCGGCCTCTGATTTCCAGTCGCCTGGGGATCGCTCGGTGGTCAACGGCGATACGCTGACCGTCACTTACACTTTCAGTCTCGATGCCGCATAAGGAGAGCACATGGCCACCGCATTCAAAAAGGGTGATGTTGTAAAGCTCACCAACGTCATGCCGCAAGGCCCAGTGTTGGCACTGCGAATGGACGACAGCGGCGTGATCCAGTATCTCGTCGAGTGGACGGACACAAACGGTGTGACTCAGCAACGCTGGTTTGATGAAGACCAACTGACGGGGGCTTGACATGCCCTTCGTCCTTGCGGATCGAGTCCGTGAGACTACAACAACGACCGGCACCGTATCGGTGACACTGGCGGGGGCAGTTACGGGTTTTCAGACCTTTGCTGCCATCGGCAACGCCAACACCACGTACTACACCATCGCGGGCCAGGGCACCTCTGAGTGGGAGGTGGGGATAGGCACATACACAGCCTCGGGCACAACGTTGTCTCGGGACACGGTGCTTGCCTCCAGCGCCTCTGGGGCGAAGGTCAACTTCTCATCTGGTACCAAGGATGTGTTTTGTGACTACCCCGCAGGAAGGGCCGTCATCGGCGGCATGGGGTATATCGAGAACGAAGCCGTCATAACGCAGTCCTCAACGGTCAATGATGGACACAATGCCATCAGCGGCGGGCCGGTCACGATTGCAAGTGGTGTGACGGTGACGGTGCCTTCCGGTTCAAACTGGACGGTTGTCTGATGTTTGGCTTCCATGCGTTCTCAACAACAGCGATTTCCGCGCTGGCGGGGAACGTATTTGCCGCTGTAGTCATTGAGTCCGCTACCGGGACTGACGCCGTCTCAGCGGCTTTAACTTTACCTGCTTCCGTTTCCGAGTCCGCGACTGGTAATGACACCGTAGTTGGCGGCGTTACATTTTTGTCGTCTGTCTCTGAGACCGCGACTGGGTCAGATTCTCAAGCTGCCAGCGCCTCGTTTCTTGCAGCGGTTTCTGAGTCTGCGGTAGGCACGGATACGGTCTCTGCGGCAGCAACTTTTCTTGTTTCTCTTGATGAGACCGCAACCGGCACAGACATCGTTTCGTCTGTTCCCATCTACTCGACCAGCATTTCTGAGAGCGCGACAGGCACTGACGCTGTAGTTGCGGGTGCAGTTTTGACCTCGTCAATTGACGAGACCGCTCAAGGTGCGGACTTCGCGTTCACCCAACATGCCCTGTTCGGGGTAGTGGATGAGGGTGCGTCTGGTACGGACACAGTGGCAAGTGCGGCCACGTTCCCAGCAAGCGTCACGGAAACTGTGACTGGAACCGACACCATCAGCAGCGTTCCGACGTACTCCACCCAGATTTCTGAGAACGCGACGGGGTCGGAGACTGTGTCCTCTGTGCCGGTGTATTCCACTCAAATCGCTGAGTCTGCGGCTGGGTTGGACGAAACGGCATCCAGCTTCACCTTTTTTGGTGCGGTGCTCGAAAGTGCTCAGGCAGATGACGCAGTGGCAACAAGTCTGACTTTTGGTGCCTCGGTCTCGGAGTCGGCTGTTGGCGCGGAAACGGTAGTTGCTAATGCCGGGTTTGCTGTAAGTGTTGATGAGTCAGCCACAGCAGAAGAAGTACTTGCGGTCATTGTGGCGTTTGTTTCCCTGATCCAAGAGAACGTAAACGCGGCGGACCAGATCATGGTTCGTTTGAAATGGGAATTGATCGTCGATACCCAAAGCGCTGGGTGGGTAGTCATTGATGACACGGGACCTTCCTCGTGGCAAAATGTTTCAACCTCGGCTGACGCTGGCTGGCGCAATATCGACACAAAGGAGCCTTAAATGCCATCCGCATACACTTCGCTACTCGGGCTGATCCAGCCCGTAACGGGCAGCCTTGTAAATACATGGGGAACCGCCGTAAACAGCCAGCTTACACAACTGGTTGAGGATGCGATTGCTCAATTTTCAACCGCCAGTGTGACGGCTGGCGACTGGACCCTGACCACCACCGCAGGGGGCGCTCCAAACGAGGCCAGAAACGCCATCCTGATTGCCACCGGGACACCGGGTGCTACGCGCTACATCAACGCTCCCAAGCAGAGCAAAATGTATGTGGTGATCAACAACTCAGATTCCCTGGTGTATTTGCGCGGCGGCCCGAGCAGCCCCACGGCGGGCGCATTTGTCTCTGCTGGGCAGGCAGCCCTGATGGCATGGGACTCAGGGGTTGGGGATTTTGTCAAAGTTGCTGGCGGCTCTGGCGGCGCAACGGGTGGTGGCACGGATCAGATATTCTTTGAAAACGGTCAGAACGTGACCTCAAACTACACCATCCCGGCAGCAACCAACGCCGGTACATTTGGCCCCGTCACAATTGACAGCGGTATATCGGTAACTGTAACCACCGGCTCAAGCTGGGTAGTGGTTTAAGGAGCGAACATGAGTTCAGTACGTCTTTCTGGGAATGTCGGCGGCACCGGAATATTTACGGTTGCATCGCCAAACTCCAACAACAACCAAACCCTCACGCTGCCTGATTCAACTGGCACTGTCGCTCTGACAAGCGATATTACTGGCGGGGCGCGGGCAGAACTGTTTACAACCACAGGCACTTCCACCTTTACAGTCCCGGCAGGCGTTACCGCAGTTAAGGTCACAGTGGTTGCCGGTGGTGGTGGCGGGGGCGGCCCAAGCGCACTAGGCCGCGCTGGCGGTGGTGGCGGTGGCGGTGGCACTGCAATTGAATGGGTTACGGGGCTTACTCCGGGAGGCACCGTAACTGTGACTGTTGGAGCCGGTGGTACGGTTTCGGCTGGCGCTACTGGTGGGACTGGTGGAACGTCATCGTTTGGCGCATTTTGTTCCGCAACAGGCGGCGCAGGCGGGGTCGGCGGTAACGTTTTCGGAGGAGGGGGGGCTGCCGGGACTGCAACGGGCGGCAACTTTAACATTCCAGGCGGGGCTGGCTCGGCTGGAATTAGTGCTAACTCGGGCGTTTCCTCGGGCTCCGGTGGTGCAACAAATTATGCTGCGGCGCAGCAATTTTTCTATATTTCTGGCTGTGCTAATGTCCTTATAACAGACACTTTCGGGGTATCAGAATTTGGTCGTGGCGGTAATCGTGCAGACAACAATGCCAACAGTAACGGTGTAGCGGGCTCTGGATACGGCGCGGGTGGCAGCGGTGGTAATAGAGTTAGCGGCGCAGGCTCCCAAACAGGCGGCGCTGGCGCTCCGGGATTTGTTTTGGTGGAGTATTGAGATGAAAAAAGCATTGGTTTCTTCAACAGAAAATGTGCTCAACCCAAACACGCAAGAAGTTATTGGCTGGCGTATTGTTGAAACTGCCGCCCAAGAATTTCCGGTCTACAAGACTCTTTTTTGGGTGGACTGTGATGATGCGGTAGAGGCTGATCAGTGGTATTACGACAATGCCGACAGTACCATTAAGGTGAAACCAACCCCTGAGCCTGTTGTCCCACCTGACCAGCCTGTGTCTCAAGGCACCCAAGACCTTTAAGGAACAACCATGCCAACAGCAATCAGCGGCACCAACGGCGTCTTACAGTCGTATGACTTCCAAGTCCTGACGACGGGCTTTTCGTACACTTTTGCAGCGGGTACCACAACCCTGATCGCCAACCCAGCGGGTACGCTGGCCACCGGCACGATCACAATGCCTGCCTCTCCGGCAGACGGCATGATCATCACCATCGAGTCCACGCAGCAGATCACCGCTCTGACTGTGCAGGGCAACACCGGCCAGTCCTTGGTTGGGGGCACGATAACCATGCGGGCCAACCAGCCCGAGTCGTTCATTTATCGCTTGACCGACACAACGTGGTACCCGTTTGCTGGCGCGACAAACAGCCAGATTGTCCCCGGCACCGCTCAGAACTCCACCTCCGGCACCAGCATTGATTTCACCGGCATCCCGTCTTGGGTGCGCCGCATCACGGTGATGTTCAACGGGGTGAGTATGAACGGCAGTTCTGGCATGTTAGTTCAAATTGGTGCCGGCTCAATTGTGACTTCCGGCTATACATCTGTAACTGTTTCTGCAACATCAACAAATACAGTTACTTCTTTTTCAACCACAAACGGCTTTGGTATTCAATCTGGGACTGCATCAGAAAACACAATTGGCAGAATGGTTATAACAAATATTTCTGGAAATGTTTGGATTTCTGACCATTTGTTTAATCGTTCTGGCTGGAGTGTTACCGGCGCGGGCAATTTATCTCTTTCCGGGGCGCTTGATAGAGTGCGTATTACAAGTTTTAATGGCACTGACACCTTCGACGCCGGATCAATCAACATTCTTTATGAGTGAGGAGTAACACATGACACTAATTTTGTCTGGCACCGACGGCCTGTCTGACATCGACGGTTCTGCTGCTACTCCTGCCATCAGGGGGACTGACGCCAACACCGGCATTTATTTCCCAGGCAATGACAGGATTGGCTTTGCCGAGGGCGGTGTGCAGTGTGGTGAGTTTGACGCCTCTGGCAACTTCCTGATGAATTCAGGCTACGGCTCTGTTGCTACTGCCTATGGTTGCCGCGCATGGGTGAACTTCAACGGCACCGGCACTGTTGCGATCCGCGCCTCGGGCAACGTGACGAGCATCACGGATAACGGCACGGGTGACTACACGATCAACTTCACGACGGCGATGCCGGATGCGAATTATGCAATATCGCAAACCCTGTCCGCACAAGCGTCGAATAATGACGGCGGCGTAGCGGTTATTGCTTTTGGTACGACCCTATCAACAACAAATTTTCGTATGGTTACAGACCAACGGGCAACAGGTGAATACGACCCAACAATTGTCTGTTTTTCCGTTTTCCGTTAGTCAGGAGATATCATGAACTCTCGCATCATTTACCCCAACGACGATGGCGGCGTGTCCGTCATCGTGCCTGCTGCCGAGTGCGGCCTGACGATTGAAGAGATCGCGGCCAAAGATGTGCCGCAGGGCAAGCCCTACAAGATTGTGGATGTCGCTGACATCCCATCTGACCGCGCCTTCCGCAACGCATGGGAGTATGCATGATCCAGATCAACATGACAAAGGCGAAGGCTATCGCCCATGATGCCCGTCGCGCTGCCCGTGCCAAAGAGTTTGAGCCGCATGACGCAATCATCATGAAACAGATTCCGGGTGTGGATGCAGCCGCAGCCGAGGCCGCTCGTCAGGCAATCCGTGACAAATACGCCGCCCTCCAGACCCAGATGGACGCAGCGCAGACGCCAGACGAACTCAAGGCGCTGATGCCAACCAAGTAAAACGCTTCATGGTAGTCGCCCTCACCCCGGCCCACTCCTTCACTTATGACGGTGCGGCGCTCTATGTGTATCACGCCAACAAGGGTGAGGGGTTGCCGCGCCATGAGCATATGTACGCTCACGCCACGCTGTGCGCTGCCGGGTCATGTGTTGTGCGCAAAGAGGGCAAAGAGTTGGTGATGACAAAAGCCACAAAGCCTGTCAATTTGATTGCCAGCCAATGGCACGAGATCGAAGCCTTGGAAGACGGCACGGTGTTCATCAACGTGTTTGCAGCAAACAAAATATAAATGATCGACCCGATAAGCGCCCTTGCTGCGATATCGTCAGCGGTTGAGCTTGTTAAAAAGGTCGCCGCGACGGTTGATGATGTCACTTCGCTCGGGCCGGTGCTGGGGAAATATTTTGATGCCAAAGCCGACGCCATCGAGGTTGTCCAAAAGTCGCAAGAGGGTGGGTTTAAGGGGTCCGCGTTAGGTAAGGCGCTTGAGTTGGAAATGGCCATTGAGCAGGCCAAGCAGTTTGAGGAACAGATCAAGATGCTGTTTTTCCAGGCAAACAAGATGGATGTCTGGATGCGGATTGCGGCTCGGGCGCAGCGGATGGAAGCAGACGCAGCCCATGCGGCAAGGCGTAAAAAAGAAGCCGCAAAGAAACGGCAGCAAGAGTTGGATGAGTTGTTCATTATTTTGATCGGCGCGTTGGTGGTGTTTGTCGTTATCGGCGCAACTGTTTGGTTCATCGTGGAAGCCACGGCACAAGGAAAATAGTATGTTGTCCCTTATCTCTACCCTCGGCGGCTTGCTGATTTCCGGCTTGCCAAAACTGCTGGACTACTTCCAGAACAAGGCCGACCAAAAGCATGAGTTGGCTTTGGCCCGGATGCAAAATGAGCGTGAGTTGGCTCTGGCTGCCCAGGGGTATGCCGCCCAGCAGAAGATTGAAGAAATCCGCACCGACCAAGTGATGATGCAGACCGAGGCGCAGATGACGGAAGCCGCGCTTAAACACGATGAAAAGGTGCTGGACAGGGCCAGCCAGTGGGTCGCCAACTACGTCGGCACCGTGCGTCCGACGGTGACGTACATCTTCGTGCTGGAGTTGGTGCTGATCAACTTGTTCCTGTGCTACTACCTGTATACAAACCCTGGAATGATTAAGAGTATGGACGATGTGCTGCGGTACTCGGATATTATTTTTAGTCCCGACGAAATGGCCATGTTGGGCGGGATTATTGGATTTTGGTTTGGGACGCGCACCTGGGGCCGGAAGTGAAACTAAGTAAGGTTGGCGCTGACTTGATGCATAAGTACGAGGGTTTCAGAAACCGCCCGTATCTATGTCCGGCGCACATCTGGACAATTGGATATGGCCATGTGCTGTATCAAGAACAGATTCGCCTGCCGATGATGCGGCCAGAAGGCAAGACCCAGGCCGACATTCCCATGATCCGCAGGGAGTACCCATTGAAACCGGAGGACAACCGTGTCTGGTCCAAGCAGGAAATTAATGATCTCTTCGACTCGGATGTCGCAAGTTTTGAACGTGGTGTTCTTCGACTTGTGCCCGGCAGTGTTGGCAGTCAAGGCCGCTTTGACGCTCTGGTCAGTATTTCCTTTAATTTCGGGTTAGGCAACCTCCAGCGCAGCAGCATCCGCATCAAAGCAAACCGGGGCGATTGGGAAGGCGCAGCAGACGCTTTCTTGCTTTGGAACAAGGGTGGGGGTAAAGTGCTGGCAGGGCTGGATAAGCGCCGCAGAGACGAACGCGCCCTCTTCTTGTCGTAGGACGACCATGCCACTCCAAAAAATTTTGTTTAAACCGGGGGTCAACCGGGAAAACACGCGGTACACCACCGAGGGGGGCTGGTACGACTGCGACAAGGTTCGCTTCCGTCAAGGCACGCCCGAGAAGATTGGCGGCTGGTCACAGATTTCGCCCAACACGTATGAGGGCGTCTGCCGGTCACTGTGGACTTGGGCCACGCTCAACGGGATCGTGCTAAACGGCGTTGGCACCAACCTGAAGTTCTACATTGAAGAGGGTGGCTCATACAACGACATTACGCCCATCCGTGAGTTTGCCACTCTCTCAAACCCTTTCACTGCAACGCCTGGATCAGCGGTTATTACTGTGGCCGACACCGCGCATGGGCTGGCAGATGGCGATTACGCCAGTTTTATTGGTGCGGTTGCCCTGAGCACCCAGACCTTCACCCGTTCAAGTGCAACCGACTTTGTTGTGTCTTCTGCCCTGGCCGACAACACCCCCGTGGTTTTGTCTGTGTCTGCTGGCGGCGCTCTTCCGGCTGGACTGATTGAGGGTGTGCAGTACTTTGCACAGCTTGTTTCTGGCACGACGATTCAGTTTGCCAACGTGATTGACGGTGCTCCAATCTCTACGACCACGGCTGGATCGGGCACGTTTTCGCTGTACGTCAACAACGGCATCACGGCTGATGTCCTCAATCAGTCGTTCCAAGTCACAATTGTTGATATAAACACTTACACCATCACCGCATCGGTCAACGCCACTTCATACGATGTGGGCGGTGGCGGCACCACAGTCAACGCGCAGTACCAGATTCCCGTTGGGTTTGAACTGGCGCAACCGCTGGCTGGCTGGGGTGCTGGCCCGTGGGGCAGCGGTCCTTGGGGTATTGGTGAACCCAGCTTCCTGAATCTGCGCCTGTGGTATCAGGCAAACTTTGGCCAGAATCTGATCTTTGGGTACGAGGGCAGCCCCCTGTACTACTGGGACGCGCAGTTAAACGCGCTCCCGCTTGAGGTCACGCCGACCTTGAACTCGCGTGTTGTAACGTCTGTAAACACCTCAACCGAGTACCTGTCTGCTTCGACCACAACCCTGTCCAACGGTGACCCGGTCAAGTTCACTTCAACGACTTCTCTGCCGTCTCCTCTGGTGGCAGGCACGGTGTACTACGTCATTAACAAAGATGGCGCAGGCGCAGGAACGCTGCAAGTCTCTGCAACTGTTGGCGGGACGGCCATTGACCTGACCACGGCAGGATCGGGAACCATCACCCTGTTCGGGCCAACCCAGTTTAATGTTGGCGTAACGCTTTCAGATGACACCGCGATTCGGTTCACCAGCACGGGCACCGTCCCGACTGGCATGACCATAGGTACCGTCTACTACGTATACAGCGCAGGGGGCAGCAACTTTTACATCTCAACAACCCCGCAGGGTGACCCAATTGTTTGCACGGCTGCGGCAACGGGCACTGTTTACACGATCTCAAACGGCATCCCGGTATCGTCGTTGGCGTACGCATCGGATGTTCCGACGGCTGTTAACTTGGCGATGGTGTCTGACATCAGCCGGTTCACAATTGCATTTGGTTGCAACCCGATTGGGGAGAGTGAAATTGACCCCATGCTGGTTCGCTGGACGGACCAAGAGTCGGTGGTGAACTGGACGCCAGAGGCAACCAACCAAGCAGGCGGGCAGCGCCTGTCTCACGGCTCAAGAATCGTTGCGGCGGTTCAGTCCCGGCAAGAGATCGTTGTGTTCAGCGACACGGCGCTGTACTCCATGCAGTACCTTGGGCCGCCATACGTTTGGGGCTTCCAGCTTCTTGGTGACAACATATCCATCATCGGACCCAACGCGGCGGTCATTGCCTCGGGTGTCATCTACTGGATGGGTATTGACAAGTTCTACCGCTACGATGGCCGGGTGTTGACTTTGCGCTGTGACCTGCGGCAGTACATCTATCAGGACATCAACCTCGACCAGACGGATCAAATCTGCTGCGGCACGAACGAGGGCTTCAACGAAATCTGGTGGTTTTACTGCTCTGCCAACTCAACGGTGGTGGACAAGTACGTCATCTACAACTACCAAGAGGATGTGTGGTTCTATGGCTCGATGGGCCGCACGGCATGGAATGACTCCAGCCTGAACAACTACCCGATTGCTGCCACGTACTCCAACAACTTGGTCTTCCATGAGTTTGGTGTTGACGACAACGTCTCTGGCACCCCGGCCCCTATCAACGCCTACATCACCTCGTCGCAGTTTGATATTGGTGATGGCCATGCTTTTGGGTTTATCTGGAGGTTGTTGCCTGACATCACGTTCAGGGGTTCGTCTGCTGCAAACCCGCAGGTGACCATGACGCTCAAGCCGCTGCAAAACTCTGGCTCGGGATTTAACAACCCTGAGTCTGTCGGCGGCACAAACAACGCCCCTGTGGTGCGCAGCGCATCGGTTCCGGTCGAGCAATTTACCGGGCAGGTGCTGATCCGGGTTCGTGGTCGGCAGATGGAGTTCAAGGTCGAGTCTGCCAATCTTGGAGTGCAGTGGCAGCTTGGCGCTCCGCGTATTGACATCAAGCCCGATGGCCGCAGGGGCAACACGTAATGACGTTCATCGTTACCTCCACCTACGAATTAAATCGGGTTGCCGCACCCAGGCTGCCAGACGCGCCAAACGACTACGAGAAGCGGTATCACGATCAATTTGCGGATGTTCTGCGTCTGTATTTCAACCGACTCGATGGCATTCTGGGTCAATTGGTGGCTTCTATGGAAACAATCCCGGTATCAATTGGCGGCACCAACCTTGACGCCTTTGGGCGGCTGCGGGTCAGCAACCCCCTGACCTTGTTTGACTCATCCCACCGCTACGCCGACAACAACCTGTGGGTCAACAGCCTCACCGGCACCGCAGCTTCCACATTCAGCGCGGACGAGGGCTTGATCAACATGACGGTTGGCTCGGCCAACGGGGATCAGATCATCCGCGAGACCATCAAAGTCTTTTCCTACCAGCCGGGTAAGAGCCTTTTGGTGATGAACACCTTTGTGTTTGGGGAAGCCAAAACCGGGCTTCGCCAGCGGGCTGGCTACTACGGTGCGGCCAACGGCATTTACTTTGAGCGTGAAGGCTCGATTAACTACATGGTCGAGCGCAGCAGCGTGACGGGAGCGGTGGTCAACACCCGTGTGGCTCAGGCAGATTGGAACCAAGACCCGATGGATGGAACCGGGCCGTCTGGTCTGACGCTTGACTCCTCTAAGGCGCAGATTCTGTACCTCGACGTTGAGTGGCTGGGCCTTGGTACTGTTCGTACAGGATTCATCATCAACGGTGTATTTGTTCCGTGCCACAACTTTGACCACGCCAATCTGGTCAACACGACCTACATTACCACCGCTTCACTTCCGCTGCGGTACGAGATGACCAACGTGGCTGCAACGACCGGGGCCAGCACCCTTAAACAGGTTTGCTCGACGGTGATCTCTGAGGGTGGATATGAACTGCGCGGCGCACAGCTATCAGCCGGGAACACAATCACAGCCCCTACCACACTGACAACAGCCGGGACGTTCTACCCCATTGTGTCCCTTCGCCTGAAGACGACCCGCCTGGATGCAATCGCTATTCTGACAGCGGTGTCAATCTTGGGCATCACCAACAACGCCAATTACAAATGGGAAGTTGTGGCGTCTGGCACCACGACCGGGGGCACCTGGGTCAGCGCCGGAACGAACTCAGGGGTTGAGTACAACATTACTGGCACGGCGTTTACTGTCGGCACCGGACGCATCTTGGCAACGGGTTTTTTCCAAGGCTCAAACCAAGGGTCCAACAGCGTGGACATTTTGAAAGAGGCTTTGTTTGCCTCGCAGCTTGAGCGCGACCCTTTTACTCCGACCGCTTATGAGTTGACGCTGGCCTGTACGGCTGCATCCAACGGTGATCAGGTTCTCGGTTCTATGGACTGGGAAGAGATCAGCCGGTAATTGAACAAATAAACCCTCCATGATAGACTTGATCAACCCCTTTTCCGCGAGGCAAATATGAGCCTTGAAATCGCCGCCAAGCACCTTGCCGCCAAAGGCCGAGGCCCAGACACTCAGCTTGTCCACATGTCGCTGGGCGAGTTATACAGCCTCCAAGAGCTTGCCAAGGCACATGGTGGGTCCCTAAGTATTAACCCTGAGACCGGGTTGCCTGAGGCTGGGTTCTTGGACAGTCTTCTTCCGGCGATTATTGGTGGCGGCTTGATGTTTGCCACCGGGGGACTTGGCGCTGCCGCAGGTGCAGGATTGTTCGGGATGGGCATGCCAGCCACCATCGGCCTTGGCGTTGGCGCACTTCAAACGGCGCGTACCGGAGACTTGGGTAAGGGGCTTATGGCCGGTCTAGGCGCATATGGTGGTGCTGGACTTGGGGGCGGTTTGTTTGGTGCGGGTACAGCGGCAGCACAGCAAGGTGCCGTTGCTGGTCTTGGTCAAGGTGCATCACAGGCCGCCATGAACGAAGTCGCTGCCCAAGCCACAAAAACAGCATTAGAGAGCCCATTTTCAACGGCGGCCAAAGGGCTAACTGGCTTAACAGAAACTGGTGGCAGAGAAGCCTTCATGAAAAGTATTGGTGGCGGCAAAGGACTGCTCAAATATGCCGCAGGTGCTGCCGCTCCTATGCTCATGGCAGGAGAGTCGGAATCAGCACCCCCTCAATCAGACTCACAGAGAGCGCTTTTTGCGTTTAACCCTGGCCGGGTCAAGAACCCTGAGTCTCTTTACCCTGCGGACTATCGCGGGGAACGCATGAATTTCCAGCCTCAATATACCCGTCTGGCAGCTGAGGGTGGTCTTCTTTCCGGCTTTTTTCCCGGCATGAAAGGCGAAGAGTCCATCCCCGAAGATTACAAGTACACCTACGACCCGCTGACGCAGTCATATAAAAAGGTTGAGCCGCCGAAGCCGACAACAGCTACTGGAATGGGTTCTGACCGCACAATGGATTCTGGCGGCGCGGGTGGTGATTTGGCGGCTGCGGGCCCCAGTTCCAATGATTTTGGGATGGGGGCGATTGGGTTTGGACAAGGCTTGGCTGATCTGGGTTTAACCGGCTTGGGTAATGCTATTGCGGGGCCCGGAATTAATGCGCTTGGCGCAGCAGAAGCGGCGGCTGCACAAGGCGTGTCTGATCATGCCGCAGACTCGGCGGCAAATGCAGCGGGCATCGGAGCCGCTTTTGGCAACGCAGACTCTACTTCTGATTCTGGCGCAATTGGTGCCGGAGATGGCGGTGGTGGTATTGGTGCTGGGGATGGACTTGCATATGGCGGTCTTGCAGCTATGGCTCGCGGCGGATACTCCCACCTTGGCGACTACTCTGACGGCGGCAGGCTGCTGCGCGGCCCTGGTGATGGGGTATCTGACTCTATCCCAGCCACAATTGGCAACAAGCGCCCTGCTCGTCTTGCAGACGGTGAGTTTGTGATCCCGGCCCGCATCGTCTCTGAATTGGGCAACGGCTCGACCGAGGCGGGTGCGCGTAAGCTGTACGCCATGATGAACCGTGTACAGGCAGCCCGTGGTCAAACGACTGGTAAAGGCCGAGTCGCCAAAAACACCCGCGCTGATAAATACCTGCCAGCATGAACATCAACGAAGGCAAACTTGAGTGGTTTGGAGGGAACCAAGACGCCCTGAACATGTTTCGGGCGTTTGTGTTTTTGTCCCATGCTTGGGATGACATGGTGGACAAGGACAAGGATGTATCTGACGACACCATCAACCAAGCCTTCCTGACCGCTCTTGTTTATCTTCCGGCCAACCCGTTTTACCGCAGCATCCAAGACGACATCTTGCCGATGTGGCTGGTTGTGGTGTCTTCGTTTGAGACGGCAAATACTTTTGAACGAAACAAAGACCCGCACGGGATTGAGATTGCGCATAGTCTGCGGTACGCTGCTGGCAATATCCTGGCTTATGCCGTACATGTTTGTGTTGGCCCAGAGAAAGCCAAAGAGATTCTTCCAGATGTCTGGAAATCTGTGTTTTATGAGCGGTTTGACGACTACCGCAAGGAGCATCTAAATGTTTAAGCTTTGGAAGTGGTTGTTCAACCCGGACTGGTTTACTCTACACCTTGGCGGAGGTGGCGGTGGCGGTTCTTCGGCCCCTGCCTCTCAAACTCAGATTGCAGACCTCCCAGAGTGGGCCAAACCGTATGCCAAAGAGACGCTTGGCAAAGCTGCTGCGCTGACAGACATCAGCCAAAACCCGTATCAGGTATATTCAAAAGACCGAATTGCCGGGTTTGATCCCATGCAAGAGCAGGCCATGCGCACTGCTTCAAGCCCAGAGGAGTTTGGCAAACAGGTTCAGGGCTACATGTCGCCCTACATGCAGAACGTGGTGGACGTTCAAAAGCGCGAAGCCATGCGCAGCGCCGGTATTCTTGGTGCGCAGCAGCAGGCAAGGGCTACAGGTGCGGGGGCATTTGGCGGGTATCGTGAAGGTATCCAGAGGGCAGAAGACAACCGCAACCTCATGCGCCAGATGGGCGACATCCAAGCTATGGGTTCTCAGCGGGCGTTTGAGCAAGGCTCTGAAGAGGCTCGGCGGGCGCAGGGCTTACAAATGCAGTACGGCGCGATGCGTCAGGGGCTGGAGCAGCAAAAGCTCACCCAAGGCTATCAAGACTTTCTCAACCAGCAGAAGTACCCGTACCAGCAGTTGGAGTTCATGTCCAACATCCTGCGCGGCACCCCGATGGGTAGTGTTCAGACGTTGTATCAGCCGCCTCCAAACGTCCTTGGTCAATTGGCCGGTCTTGGTGTTGGCTTGGGTGCGATGACAGGTTTTGGCAGGGGGTTTGCTGAAGGTGGTCAGGTCGATGAGTATGCCGACGGTGGCAGCGTAACCAGCGATTACTTTGTTGATGACGCTCTGGATAAGCTCAGTGATGCTCAGTTGGAGCAGTCCAAGTTGGCTGCCTTGAGTCGGGGTGACCGCCAACAGGTCGCAATGATTGACGATGTGATTGCCGAGCGGGCGTCGCTCCGTGTAGGTCTTGGTAATGCGTTCGATTCGCTCCCGGCAGAAGATCAAGAGCGTGTGTTTACCGCTGCCGACGGTGGCATCGTGGCGTTTGCTAATGGTGGCGACAGCAGTTATGACACACTGGAACGAAAACGCCTTGCTCAACCGCGTCCTCCGACAAGGGCACGTTCTGCACCGCAACGCCAAGTGAGCCCTGCGGTTCATCAAGGCATCAACCAGATAGCCGAGCAAGCCGGTTTACCCAGAGAAGCTGTAGAGGATAGGTACGCCCGCATCCTCAAAGATATTGAGAGTAAAGACGCTGGAGACATCAAAGCCATCCAAGATATGGTGGAGAAATCCACTGGTGGTTCCCGTGAAGTGAAGGAGGGCGCACTGGGTCGGGCGCTTGCCGAATATGGTTTTCAGGTGGCTCGTGAAGCCTCAAAACCGGGGGCTACGCTTCTTGGTAGTTTTTCTGGGGCTGCACCGACTCTCTCCGCGTCTATGGCTGAAAGCGCCAAACTGGCCCGTGAGATGGACCAGAACGACATGAAGCTGCGGACGGCTCAGAGACAGTTTGAGTTGTCCCGTCGTGCCGACAACCGTAAAGAAGCCAGCATGTTTGCAAACCAGATTGAGCAGCTTGAGCGTCAGCAGGAGATGCTGGTCCTGAAGCGTCAGGAGTTGGCGCAGACGGGCGCATATCAGCAAGGCAGCTTGGCCAATCAACGTGCCCAAATTGCACGGGGGGCTGAGAGCGATAGGCTGCGGGGGCTCAGTGCTGCTGCAAACCTGCAACGTGCTCAAGCCAGTATCCTTGAGGTGGGGCGCAAAGCTGGTCTGGACTTTGACAACTCCCGCGCCGCACGAGACTTGATGAAGCGACTTACTGAACAGCATGGGGCTGATAAAGCCAAATATTTTTATGCACAGGAGCGCCGTGCGTATATTAATGAAGCCACTCAAGGGGCTCGGGCTCAGGCAGAAAGTGACGTACAAGCGCGTAACGTGTTTGACCTTCTCAGTCAGGGGTAATCCATGATTGTCAACCTGCCAAAGCTGGGGCCGGTCGAGTTCCCAGATAACCTCACATCTGAGCAGTACGACGATCTGGTTGGGCGACTGGCAGCGAAGTACGATTTCAAACTCCCAAAGCCTGAGGCCAGTCTCAGCACAATTGGCAAGCGCGCCTTCATGCGCTCTATGGGGAACTTGGGTATCGCTGGTGGAGATGTGCTGCCTGCTATGGTTGGCAGCGCCTTGGGCTTTGAGGACTACGCCCGCCGTCAGATGGGTGAGGCCGAAGCCAGCCGCGCAGAGCTTGAGAAGAAGTATCCCACCAGATACAAGTCATACACGGAAGTCAGCAGCCCGTTCGAGGCGCTGGAGTATGTGGTTGAGACAGGTGGTGAGTTGTTGCCATCTGTTGCCACTGCACTCATCCCCGGTGTTGGGGGTGGTGTTCTTGGTGGGCGTCTGGCTGGTCAGGCTGCGCTTCGTAGTGCGCAGGCTGCTGGCCCCGCCTCTCGCGTAGCCTTGGCTGGTGTGGAGAAAGCCGCTGAGGTTGGGGCCCGCCGTGGCATGTATGGTGGTGTGTTCCTTGGCTCATACGCGCAGAACACGCCTGAGATTTTTGAGGGCATTTATCAAGAGACTGGCAACTTTGAGTCGGGTATCGCTGCCTTGACGGGTGGCCTGAGCGCCGCTCTGGATTCTGTGTTGCCTGCCAAAGTGCTTGATACCCTCGGTGGATACGGCAAGCTGAAACTTATTGAGGAGCTTGCCAAGAAGTCCGGTGCTGCTCCTGTCGCATGGAAAACCATCGGCAAAGAGGCGGTCAAAACCGCAGGGTCTGAAGGTCTGACCGAATCGGCCCAAGAGGCCATTAAGGTCTACGCGCAGCAGCTTGCGGGTAGTACCCAGGAGTTGCTCTCCCCCGAGAACATCCAGCAGTATAAAGAGGCGTTCGTCAAAGGTGCGGTGGGTGGTGGCCTGTTTGGTGCGCCGATTGGGGTGTCCCGGTACTTCACGGAGAAGAAGGATTTCACCAACACCCAAGAAGCCCAGCAGGCGTTGGCCGAGCAAGAGGCTGCGGCGAAGGTAGGCGCCTCCCCCTTGCAGGGGCGTATTGATGCGTTGGTCTCTGGGAAGATGGATACCCCCATCTCCCAAGAAGAACTTGAGACGGCTTTCAGGTACACCCGCGATGAGATAAACGCCCTTCAGGCGCGTATGGATGAGTCGCGCCCGGGGTCTGAAGCGTATGCCGAGTTGGATGCCGCCATCAAGGAGAAACAAGGCGCGTTGGCTACTCTGGATGCCAAGAAAGCGGAGATGAGTGCCTTCGCTACAGCGACTCCAGATGAGCAGGGCATGATCCGTCCTGCCCCTGAAGCCCCGTCTGTGCAAGCGCCGGTAGACGCCACAAGCGTACCCACCATAACCCCAGGCGCACTGGAGCAGATTCAGGCCAAGCCCCTGGAGGAAGGAGCCCCCAGTGTTACAGAACCTATCGAACCAACAAGTGGAGCAGGCGTTGGCGTGGCTGGCGAGCCCGTTGCTGGAGCCGCCCCCGCAGGAGTTGGAGCACCTCAACCAGATGGAGTGGTTCCTGCTGCATCGGATGTTGGACAGCCTCCTGCTAGAGAAGCAGGACAGCCCGGTGCAGTAACCACTGCTGAACCCGAGGCCCCGGCACCCACTGTTTCACGTGAAACAAAGCCCAAGCGGACGCGCAAGAAGGCCCCGCCTAAGACCGCCGCCGACATCACCAAAGTCCAGGGGCTGGACAAGAAGGCGCTGACTCCAGAGGAGAAAGACGCCAAGGCGTACTTTGGCCGTGCAGATACTGAAACGGCACTGCGCAACATTGCCAATGATCTGGTGTACCAGCCCACGGCGTACCGTAACGCCAAGATGAAGGCGTTGCCCGATGAGGCGTATTTTGCCAGCGAGAGAGAAGCCACGATGTTCCGTGGTCAGGGGGGCGTTCACGCCAAGAATGCCGATAAGTGGGCACGCGCCAATCTGAGCCCTGAGCAGGTTGCGTATCTGGATCAGTGGATCAACCAGTACACCAAGGAGCAGCAACGCTCCACCAAGTTCCGCAAGAAACTTGAGAAGCAGCAGGAACAAAAGGCGGCTATTCGGCAAGAGGTGGAGGCGGCTCCAGCAGAACTGACGACCGAACAGGAACTGAAGAACTACGGCATCAAACAGAAGAGCCGTACCAAATCAGAAGCCCGGAAGTATGCCCGCAAGGCCATCCGTGAGATGGAGCAGGTTGATGAGGATTACATACCCATCCTTGACTCCGATCTGGATGCACTGCTGTCCTCGCCTGAGGTTGCTCAACTCTCCACTTCACTCCACCCTACGGTTGAGGCTGCGCTTCGTCGGGGTGATCTCTCCAGAGCATTGAAGCTCTTTGCTGAATCTGCGGATCAGCCGCGTCTGACACGCCTTGCTGAAACACTCTCCAACATCCTGGGAGATGTGAAGGTTGTGTACGGGGCGGAGCAGGCGATGTATGACCCTGCGACCAACACCATCTACCTGCCCGAAGATGCGACCGATTACGACCTCATCCATGAGGCGTCTCATGCGGGGTTGTCCCACATCATTGCAAACCCGTCGCACCCTGTCACCCGGCAACTGGACAAGATATTCCAGCAAGTCAAAGCGGATATCGACGGGGCCTATGGGGCGAAGAACCTGCAAGAGTTTGTGGCTGAGATTTGGAGCAACGATGCCTTCCGCACTCAGTTGAAAGAGAAGCGATCTGAAGTACCCGCTCTGTCAATGTGGGACAAGCTCATGCGCCTGATGCGCCGCGCCTTCAGACTGCCAGAACGCACTGAGCCTACGCTCGATCAGATTGACCGGCTGCTCGACAGCATCGTGGGGCCGCCACCGGACTCCCGCACGGGCGATACGCTGTTTGCGCAGACTATTCACAACCCTGGCACGTTCCAGAAGGTGCTGAACAAGACCAGTGAGTTGACCCAGAAGCACACCCGGATGACGCCTGAGCAGGCTTCACGGTTCCTCTCGGCTGTGGAGGTGGGAGGGCTGACTCTGCGCCAAGGCTTGCAGAAGTTCTTGAACCTCTCTGCCGTGGGGGAGGTGGGGGAGCGCATCCTTGGGCGTGATGCTGTTACGTTTGCCGATACCGTCAACGAGATGGCCGGGTACCGTGAAAGCCTGATTGAGAAACTTGCCCCGTTGAACACCCGGCTGCAAAAGTACGTCCAGAACCCTGAGTTCAACAAGTGGACCAAGATGGTCCATGACCACACTCGGGAGGACATCAACCCTGAGGCTCCTGTCAGCAAGTACGCCAACACGGAGAAGGCCGCACTGCATGCACAGTTCAGCAAGGACTTCAAGACTCTCACGCCTGAAGGTCAGAAGCTCTACCGTGATCTGTTCGGCTCATACAAACAACTCTTCAAGGAGTTGCAGGACTCGCTCTATGCCAACCTAGTGGGTGTGCATGGTGAGGGCACCCCAGAGCGTAAGCAGGCATTGGGTGCCTACGAGAAGGTGATCGGCATGATCATCGCCAAGGGCATCGACCACTACGCGCCACTGTACCGTCAGGGTACCTACTGGCTGGAGTTCAAGAACAGAGATGGCGAGATGGAGCGCAAGCTCTACAACAGCCAGATTGAGCGGACCACTGCCCGTAACGCCCTTGAGCAAGAGGGAGCCACCGACTTTGATGAGTACATGAAGGTCGAGGGGGAGAGAGCCCGCAGGGCACCCAGCGGCACCATCGCTGCCCAGATCATCAAGATCATGAAAGAGGGCGGTGCGGAGGATGCTGCGGTTGATAAGTTCTTGGCCCTGATCGTCAGTGCCATGCCAGAGACCAGCATCCTCAAATCGTTCACGGCGCGTAAAGGCACGTTGGGCTATGAGGAGAACGCCGCCACGGCCTTCAGCAACGTCACCAACAATTTGGTGGGCCAGCTTTCACGCATGCGGTACTCGGACAAGCTGCAAGGTCTTATAGATAACATGGGCCAGACGGCTCAGAAGTTACGCGGTATTGACCAGCAGCGGGGCGCTGAGATTCTGCAAGAACTGGAGTCCCGGCTTCAGTTTGCGATGGACCCGACTGTTGAACGGTGGGCACGGTGGGCCAGCGGTGCCGCGTTTTATTTCAACCTTGCAGGTAACGTCTCCTCCGCAACGATTAACTTGTTGCAGACACCGATGGTCACCTTCCCGCAGTTGGGTGGTACATATGGTTTTGCTGCTGCTGGCAGGGCTTTGATAGCAGCGACTAAGCTGTACTCAACATCTAGCTTTAGCCGCACGGTGACGGACATCAACGGGCAGAAGGTGACTGAAAACGCCATGCTGTCCGTTGAGAATCTGGTCAACGCAGGTAAAGCCCCGCAGTACAAGGCGCTGGTGCAGCGTCTCAAAGACCTTGGCTTCTTGCAAACGTCGACGGCCCGTGACGCCTTGGGGTTGGCGAATGATCCCAGCGGGGACCCCAGTGTGATGAAGACGTTGGGGGAGAAGACCGCGCTGTATTCCTCGTTCATGTTCCACCATGCCGAGCGTATGAACCGTGAGGTCACGGCAATTGCTGCCTATGATCTTGAGATGCAGCGGTTGGCTAAAAAGGGTGTAAGGGGAGAGGCCGCTCAGGCTCAGGCCATCGACAAAGCCATCCGCATGGTGGAGTTCACGCACGGTGCAGGGCATGCAGAATCTGCTCCGAGTATTACCCAGCAAGGTCTTGGCAAAGTGCTGACCGTGTTCAAGCGGTTTGCCTTCACCATGTACTACATGCTGTTTGACACCATCCGCAGGTCATTGCCCGTACCACCTGACGCCACACCCGAGCAAAAGGAATTGGTCAGCGCCGCTCGTCGCCAGTTGTTTGGCATCTACGCCATGTCCGCGCTCTTTGCTGGTGCCAAAGGCATCCCACTGTATTGGATTCCCGAGACTGTCTACAACGCATTTGCCGATGACGACGAGGATACCTTTGATGAGATGTTGCGCCGCTACTTGAACGAGTTCTGGTTCAAAGGGCCAGTGAATTACATCACCAACCTTGGTATCGCAGACCGTGTGGGCTGGACGGACTTGATCTACCGCGATCAGAAGGGTGACAAGGCAGACGCCTCGGCGCTGTCTCAGTTCCTTGAGAACATCCTTGGCGCTCCATACGCGGTGGTCAACAACGTCTTCCGGGGTCAGGAGTTGATTGCTGAAGGGCAATTCTGGCGCGGAGTGGAGACCATGCTGCCTGTGGCGCTGAAGAACCCCATGAAGGCGTACCGCTACGCAGACGAGGGTGCGCTGACGCTGCGGGGTGATCTTGTCGGTGAGGTCAATGGTGCCAACGCCGCCATGCAAGTGCTGGGTTTCGCCCCTGCCGATCTGTTGACCAAGTACGAAGAGAACGCCTACATCAAGGGTAAGGAAGACGCCACCGCTGGTCAGGCCAAGAGGCTTCTCAAGCAGTATTACATTGCCCTGAACATGGGTGACCAAGAGCGCATGGACGCCATCGAGGATAAGTTGTTCGCTCTGGGGGACAAGTACCCTGACCTGGGTATCTCCGGTTCGACCATCACCAAGTCCGTCAAGGCACGTGACGCCATCTCCCGGGATATGTACCAGGGCATCGAGATCAACAAGCGGATGCGCGAAGAACTGATCAGCGCGGCTGAAGAACTTTTTTGAATAAAAAAATCCCCGGGGGGTACCCGGGGTGTAATGGAGGTAAGGCAACTACAGAGAGAAGGAGACCATGTTGCCGAGCGAACTGTAGCACATGGTCATTTAATCCGCCAGAACCTAATCCCGTAAGTGCCCCCTTCTTTGGAGAAACGGTACTTCACAACCATCCCTCGCTCTTTAGCAGCTTGTTCCACATCCCCTGCCAGCGTATCAGGCGTCAGCGTAGGTATGTAAAACGAACTGCCAACTGCGAATTTGTGCCATTCTATTACGACTGGCACTCCGCTATTCGTTATCGTCATCTGCTGGAGAGGGCAACGGGGTCTTGTCCTCCGGGTCCAGCGCCGTAGCCTTGTTGCAATCGACCACCAGCGCGTTCACAGGAGGGGTGGACATGTCAGAGCCTCGGGACATCGCCTTCTTGATGGACCCTTGGCATGCGCCAAGCCGGTGCAGGTCATCCACAAGAGCTTTGTAGGACACTTGGTTTTCACTGCACCACTCACGAAGAACTTTGGTGGTTATGAACAGGAGCTTGGTGTCCGGCTCATAGCGTGTGATCAACTCACCCCTTGGTTCGCGTACTGGTACCGCATTCAACCCCGAACGCTTATCCACAGTGCTGTTGACGATGAGCATATTGTTGTTATGGGCGTTGAGGAACAGACCCAGATGGGCGAGAGGCCCAACGACTCCAGGGCGCACCTCAACCCGCATCCTGCCTAGCTCCTGCACCGCCCATGTGTAGACCGCAGCCACATCAATGTTGTGCAGGCCCAGCTTCTTGGTGATGATGCCCGAGGTGATGGCGCATGCTGCGGTGGCAGACCAGAACCGCTCCCGCTGCGTAAACCCTGCGGCCTTGTCCAGCTTGCGCTGCACCTTGAGGAGCAGCTTCTTGACCTCTGGCAGGTTGGCAATCACATACCGCATGAACACTTCACCGGCCACGCCGTAGTTCTCGTGCATGGGGTTGAACGCCTCATCGGACTCGGCCTTGCTCATCCGGTCGTTCTTGGACACTGAGAACTCCAGTATCCGCATCAGTTCGCCCTCTGGGAAATCCTTGAGGTTGTACAACTGGTCGTACAGGCTCTTGTTACCCGAGGTGATGGCGATCAGTGCCCAGCGCAAAGAGTTGCTCCGCTCCGCGTTGGTCTGGGATTGCATCCGGTTACGCCCCCGCCCGTGCGTGATGCTGTACGCCATGTTGCTGACTTCTTCATCCAGCATATTGGTCAACTCATCAATCGTAGCGGGGATGCTGCCCAGCACTGCAATCCTGTGCATACGGGCAAGGTACTTGTCCTCTTGGTTCAGCAGTGTTTCCACTGGCCGTCCCCAGATGCTGTTGACCATATGTTGTATGGTGGTCTTACCAACACCAGAGCCGTTGTTGGTCAGGTGAATGATGGCACCACTGAGCTTGGTGAACTTGAAGAGCGTTGAGCCGAACCCAGAAAACAGGGTGAACGCCCGCACCTCATTGCCCGGTGCAGCATAGATGTTGGCAACACGCGCCCACTCGGCCACGGTGCCTTTCTTGCCGTAGGCAGCGGCGACTTCTGCGGTGGCGTTTGATGAGGGGCTGTACACAACCCCGGACGCCGATATCTCCCGGTTGCCAACCACGAACTTGGTGTCGTTCTCATGCCAGCCAAACTGCTGGCGGGCCTTCTCAGCCTCAGTAAGCTGTTGCAGTTCATTGACCCATCTTGTTACGTAAGCCATGATTCCATCCAGTTTTGCGTTGTATGCCGCCACACCCTGAAACGACAGCACATCTCTGAGCTTGTCGCGTGACATGACGCTTGAGAGTGGGCACGAAAACTCTTTGATGCCGTCCTTGGGCATGTGCAGCCGCATCCACAGCGACTCCCCAACATCTGGGTCGTCCAGCCTCTTGACCACATACAGGTCGTACTCATAGACGAGCTTGTCTTGTGGCTCATCATCGTCATCGTCGTCCTTCTTGCGCTTTCGCTCACCGGGCAACTCCCGCCGATACACACCACCGTTCTTGCCACGGAAATATGGAAACGGGTACTCGGGAATCTCAACAGTGACTTCCTCCTCCAGCACCGCGTTGCGCATGACAACAATGTTGTCCTCGGCCTTGGCCTCTGCAATGGATGCGCCAATCTGGATGGGGGAAGTGATCTTGCCGCGATTGGGGCACTCATCGCACCCGCCCGGGTTCAGCCCCTGGAAGGTGGCGCACTTGTATGGCTTGCCAATCAGCGTATCGGCTTTGGTCTGCGTCTCCGTCGGGTCGTACTCTGGATGACCGTGGGATATCTTGTGGATTGCCAGTTCACCATCTTCGCAGTTGACCGCGATTGACAGCCCCGCCCTCCACAGTGGTTCTTCTGTTTCTTCTTGGTTGCGGTAGATGTGGACAAGCTGGGCACAGCCTTTGCCGTGGGCGCTCTTGCGCATGATGGTGCCAAACTTTGAGACGCTGTTACCCATCAATGCGCGGGTCGTGGCATCCAGTACCTTGCGGGGCACGTTCTTGGCAAACGGCAGATCAGGCTCACCCTCTTCTGCTCCGATCCCAACGATCTCTTGGAACCGGCTCAGTGTGATCGCTGGGGACACCAGCATGACATCAACCGGCTTTGGTGGGCTGTCTTTGTAGTTCAGCGTCTCTGGGACGCGCAGGATGCGGGCTGCATCAGCAGTCACCGCAGGGTCGGCCTTGAGGTTGTATACCGCGCAGAACTTCTTGAAGGCTTCGGCTGTGGGCTTCCAGTCGTTGTAGAAGATCGGCGCTGTCAGTGTCCAGTATGCGTGAACACCTCTGCCTGAGTTGATTATGGTTGGCCTTGGTAGTCCAGTGACCTTGACAAAACCTTTGAGAGCCTCAAGCGCATCGGCCTGTGTTTCGTATGGCTTTTCCTCGCCGCAGTCCAGATCAATCCAAAAGGCTTTGAACCATTTGGCGTTCTGCGCTGTGCGTCCTTCTGCCGCGTTCAAGTACTTGGCACATCCAAAATATGCGTCATACCCTTGCGCGATCAAGCCATCCACTACACCGTCGATCTCTTCAATTGACTCTACAAACGTCTGTCTCGGAGCACCTTTCTTCAACCCAACCACACAGTACAGTCCCTCTTCTGCCAAAACAGAAGAGAGAAAGGGAATCCGTGAGGTCATCGTTCGCTCTCTCAGCAACCCACTACTGGCGGCAGTGGGCGAAATTGTTGGGTTATTTAGCCTTGAACCTTGTGATCAGTTCGTTCAGCGTCTCGCGCATCTTGGGATGCGGGGTGGACTTGCCTAAGAACCACAGGTACACGGCCTGACGGGACACACCAAGGTACTCAGCCACATCAGGAACCGGGATGTCCTCGGCTATGCAGATACGCCCAAGCCGCACACCCACATGGGATGAGTCTGCCTTCTTGTTGGCGGCTGCAAATTTGCGTGAGTAGCCTCTGTTGTTCATAGTGTGGGTGGGGGTACTCGCTGTATCCGCTTTCCCCCCAGGCTCCTTACTCAGCCCAGTCGTCCAAGATGGCGCTCACATCTTTCGGTGCGGCTTTCTTGGGGCGCTTGGTCGGCTCCTCAGCAGGCACTTCTTCGGCCTTGACTTTGACCTTGGCCGGTGCGGGTGCCTCGTCCTCATCATCCCCATCGTCGGTGCTCACGGCGGGAGCGGCTGCAACAGCCTTGGGCTTGGCTCCATCAAGCGCCGCAGGGGTCTGGCTGATTGCTGCCTTGGCCTCAGTGCTGCGGCCCTTCTCTTGGCAGTTGGCCATCTCATCGGCCTCCAGCGGACGCACTGCCTTGAAGGTCAGTTTGGGAGTGGCACTGGCGGTATCGAACCGCATCTCGGTGACCACTGCGGTGATCGGGAGGCCATGACCACCCAAGAACTTAGCGTATGCCTGCATGGGCATCTTGCCGTTCTCCACGTTTCCAAAGATGGATTGCGCGGGCAGGGTCAGTTGGTAGATGTCACCTTGCAGATCGTTCTCCAGCATCACAGCCATGCGTTGGCTGAAACGGCAAGCACGACCGCCGCCCTGTTTCGCAGAGCCTGCGACATTCTGCGGGCATGAGGCGCACTTGGATGCCTGCGGTTCTGAGACCTTGACATCGGGGGAGATGCCGTCATTGGACCAGCAGTCGGGGGAAATGTTTTTGCCTTCTTCATAATCTCCAGCGTAGAAGCTGCGTGACACGTTGGCGTTTGCAGCCACGATCACAATGTTCATCGAGCGGTCTTCGTTCTGGGCAACTTCCTTGCCATCCACGAGCATGCGGAACACGCCGCCACGGATAGAAATACGTTTGCCGCTGCCACCGCCACTGCCGCCCATCAGGGCTTTCGTGGTCTCATCAAGTTCGATGTTGCGCAGGTGCGCGGGCAGGGTGTTGCCGCCTTTGGAAAACAGGGTCAGTTCACTCATCATTTACTCCAGTAGTTGCGGGGTTGGTTTTTGCGGTCGAGGTCAGGGCCTCAATGTCGCTCTGTTTGAAGCGGACCTTGTTGCCAATTCGGAAATGCGGAAGCCTTCCCTCTTTGACCATCGTGTACACGGTCTGGCGGGAGACGCGCAGAAAATCTGCAACCTCCTTGACCGTCATGTTTTGGTTTTGCACTTAGCTTCTCCTTATGGTAACTGCGTACCGGCTATCGACATTCAGGTTGGGTGGCATCATGTCGGGGTTCTCTTCGATCAGTTGCTTCATGACAGTCTGGCTGATGCGCTTTTCCAGCAGATCAGGCATGTTGTGCTGCATGATGAACTTGTGCATGGAGTTCCAATCGCTCGTCCAGTAACGGGTCTTCACTGTGCGAATGACGGTTCCATGTTGGGTCTTGAGGCTATCAGCGCCGATGGACTTGCACAGGTCGAGCAGCTTGCTCTCCAGTGTTTCCATCTGCTCCTTGATCTCCCCATCTTGTTCCTCATACTCGCGTAAGAGGGCGCTGCGTTTGTCGCGCATCTTGATGTAGACGCTGACAAGTTTGTCTACCGATATGTCTTCGGTCATTGTGATCTCCTTTCTTGTAAAAGCTGCTGCAACTTACCTGATCCAACAACCCCTTGTTTCCGGGGTCTTCTGTTGTGTCTGTTTTCAGTGGGTGTTACTTTCCTTAAATTTTCGATTCGATTGTTTGAACGGTCTCCGTCAATGTGGTCAAGAATGAATGGGATTGCCCCGCGAGGGTTGTGCATGCGCCATACCAAGCGATGCGCGGCGTACTGCATCCCTTCTATACATATCCGAACATATCCATCCGTTTTGGACTTCCATCCAGCAACTGCACCTGCCTTTACCTTGCCGTGTTTTCTGCTCTCCCGCCATATAAGCAGGCCATCTTTGTAGACAAACAACTCATGCAAGTGCGCAGCAGGAGGCAGCGGTAGTCTGGTTTTCATGGGGGCCCAGTATAATTGACAGAGTGTCATTGTCAATAGTTTTTTTCTCCTCCTCAACTCAGTAGTTCCCCGTAGAGGTCCACGATCTTGATGTGGATGTCCATCTTGTTTTTGAGCATGGCGTACATCCTCTTCTCCACCCCACTGCCTTGCAGGTGGACGACCACCGAGGGGTTCTTCTGCCCTGCGCGATGCACACGTGCGTTGCATTGCAGGTACGTTTCCACGGACATCACGGGGCTCCAGTACACGATTGTGTTTGCGGCATGGAGGGTGACGCCGTGTGATGCGGCTTGCGGCTGGATGACCAGCACCTGTGGGTCTGGCTGGGTCTGGAACCGCTGGAAGATGTCGGCCCGATTGGTTGCGGATATGCCCCCGTGAATCACGGCGGTGCTGTACCCGTGCTTCTTTAGGTCTTCGGACACCAACTCGATGGCGTGTCTGTATGGCACAAACACCAACACCTTATGGCTTGACTCCTCAACGACTTCACGCAACACCGCCAAGCGGTTGCTGGCGTCGAACTGCACAATCTCTCCAGTGTCGGAATACACCGCACCGCCTGAGAGTTGCAGCAGCTTGTTGAGGTTGGCCGCTGCGTTGACCGTGGTGATCTCTTCTCCTGCGGCCTGTACGATCAGTTGTTTGCGCAGTAGCTCGTAGTACTTGATCTGCTGGGCGGTAAGCGGTACATCCCTGAACGTGTAAGACATTTCAGGCAGGTCCAGGCACTGCTCTTTGGTGAACCGGATGGCAGGCTGCAAGACCTTATGCACCGTGGTCTGCGCGTTGGGTTTGGGCACCCACTTGAACTGCGTGACCTTGTTCATCACCAAGTCCTTGAACGCACCACCAAAGCGTGGCACGTTGTTCGGGCTGACCAGCTTGGCCAGACCATAGGCATCCACAGGCGATTGAGATGCCGGGGTGCCAGTGAGCATCCACAGCCATGTGTTGGGTGTGAGCAGAGAGTTCAGCACCTTCCAGCGTTTGGTCTGCGGGTTCTTGTATGCGTTGGCCTCATCCACGACCACAAGGTCAAAGCCACCTTTCTTAATCTCATCAGCGACGATCTCAACACCGTCGTAGTTGATGACTACAAACTCCGCATCTCCGAGCACGATCTCTTTGCGCTTCTCGGGCTTGCCGTGGGCAACATCAACCCTGCGGTGCATGGCGAACCGGAAGAGGTCACCCCTCCAGGCAGCATCCATAATGGACAGCGGGCAGATGACCAGCACCCGCTTGACGATGCCAAGGTTCATCAGGTAGTCCGATGCCCAGATGACGGAGGCAGTCTTACCCGTCCCCTGCTCGTTGAAGCAGAACGCCCTGCGGTGGAGGGTGAGGAAAGATGCAGTGGTCTTCTGGTGCTCAAACGGTTTGTTGAGCCCGGGCCATTTGTAACGGCCGGTGATGGGTGAGGGTGCGTTGATCTTTAAGTTCTTGAGGATGATGGACTCTTCAAGCCCCCAGTTGACCAGCACTCTGGCGATACCGTCACCATGCTCCAGTACCTTGCTCTTCGGAATCACGGTTGTGATCCGATCCGGGTTGCGCACTGTCAGCAGCAGTGCCTTGTTCTCAATGATCTCCATGTACGCTCCAATATCGTTGCACTCCAAACATGACGTTTGAAGGAAATCTCCGTCTTTCCGGAGTGTCCGTCAGTTCCCGGCTGAGAAAGGGGAGCAACCGTGCTGACTGGTGTAGTTATTCACTATGGAGGGCTCTGCAACCCTGGCGTCACTTATCACCCACACCTTACTTGGGTGACGCCCCAAACTTTATTTCTTGCGCTCTCGGGTGCTGACTTCCGACACCACCTTGTGGTTGGAAGCGCGTTTGAATGAACGGTTCTTTGAGGACGGCTCGATCTGCACACCGTGTTTGTTACTGCCACCCTTGCTCAGGGCTACGCGGTGGGCAACGTCTTTGCCCTCACGGATGTCGGCAGTGCCGTTACCGTTGCGGTCGGGGTGTTTTTTGTCGATGGCTCGACGGGCGCGTTGACGCTCCATCCGTGCCTCATGGGCACCATCGCGCTTCTTCTCAAGCTGCCATTCGTGCTTGGGGTCACGATCAGCTTTGTTTTTGTAGGGCATCATTCGCTCCTTCCATTATGCGGACAGATTAGCACAGGGCACCACGCCTTGCAACTGAAATTACGCTTGGGGTTGAACACCTCGGACTCATACGCGGCCTCTCTGGCGGTCAGTGTGTCATCGAGTTCTGAAAAGATACTGTAGCCAGTCTCAGCCTTGAACTGCGCCTTTACAAACTCTTCGCTCACCACGAACAGCAGCCCTGACTTGACCACCTTCACCTCTGGGAAGTGCGCAAACACACATGCCGCCATCAGGGCAAGCTGCTTGGTATCCGCGTACTTGGCGCTCTTGCCAGTCTTGTAGTCAATGACGCGCCCCTCACCCTTGTCCTTGTTGATGATCAACAGGTCAGCCACTCCCCTGAACCACACCTCCTTGTCAAAGAAGCCGCACGGCATAAGCCGCCCGTCCACCTTCTTGAGGCCCATCTTGAGTTCACAGTGTTTGTCACCGGGTATGGCTTGGAGCTTCTCCAGCATCGGACGCATGAACGCATACTTCTCAGGCAATGGGGTGCCGTCCCGCATGAATTTCTCCGCTGCCGTGTGTACGTCCTTGCCGTACATCATGGCCTCACTGTCAGGCTCCTTGATGTCTTTGGCCACCCGCAGGTGGTAGTACTTCTTGGGGCACTGCTCAAACAGCGTGATGCTGGAGTAACTCCATGCAGGGGGGTTTTTCACTGGTCGCCCTTCATGTGCCTGATGGCGTTGATCATCAGCCTTGTTTCGACAATTGCGTCGAGGGCCTGCTCGATGGCTTCATCGTAATCACGGTTTAGCATGTGCTTGTGCGCCTCTTTCAGAGCGTTCTCGGCCATCATGCACGGGTGTGCGTAGTCGATTAGTGAAGATGTCATTGAGGTATCGGTTGACTTCATATTCAATTCGCCTGTGAAGGTTTGGGTTAGTTAATTTGATGTGCTCAATCCATGAATTGGCTTTGGGGTGTTTGATGAAGGAGATACGCCCATCTAACTGCCGCTGGTACCAAGCCCACCCCATCTGTGTCATCTCAATCTCAAACATGCGTTCACGCAGTCTGGCTTCGCTTTGCTTCTTCCAGTAGAAGCTGATCTCTGGGTAAATAACCTCTCGCAGTTTTCGGTCCGGGTGCTTGAGTTTGCGGATCGCCTTGGCTTCAATCTGTCGTATGCGCTCACGGGATACATCAAACGTGCTGCCTACTTCTTCAAGAGACATATCATGATCTAACTCAATCCCGAACCGCATACGCAGTATCTTGGCCTCCCGGGGGGTCAACCCATCCAGCAGGTCTTTAATGTATGCCTGTTTTTCTTTCTCCCACAACTCTTCTTCTGGGTCCACCACCTGCTCATCAGGCTCAATGTGTGGCAGTGGGGGCATGTCTTCGTCGTGGCGGTAGCCGTAATAGTAATAGGCGTGCCTGATCACACTGTCTCCTTCGCTCATGGTGAGCGTACCGTAGGGGAGTGTCTTTCCCTTCAACACCTTGCCCCTTCGGGGGTCAGCAGTCGCCATAACTCCTCCCGTATCCAGCCTCACAGTTCAGTGGTATGCCCTGCGCCCACTCGGGCACAAAGCGCATGCACTCCATGACATACGCCATCGCCTCTTCAACCTCTGCCTCGGGTGCAATACACGCCACGGCATCGTGAACGGTGAGCACCACCTTGTACCGTTTGGCAATGCGCAGCATCTGCTCACCGATGATGCAACGTGCCAATCCCTGACAGATGTTCTCTGTCAACTTGCCCCCGTAGAGCTTGACCGGCCCTTTGCGGGAGTCATAAATATACTGCTCTTTGCCGTCTTTGTCTTTGACTTTTCGCAGGTTGGGGTACCGCTGGTGCAGCCCGTTGGGCATGAGGATGCCTTCCTTCTGGATGTCAATGATGCCCTTGCGTCCCCACTTGGCGGTCTTGCCCTTGGACATGGCTTCAATGGCGGCGGAGCCCGCCTTCCATAGCGCCGGTATCCACGGATATGTTTCACGGTATGTGTTGATGATGCGGGCGGACTCGTCGTCCGAAATCTCAACCTCAAACGTCTTAAGCTGCGCCTTGAACTTGGCGCTGCCCATGCCGTACCCGCTGCCCAGAATGGTGGTCTTGCCCACGAACCGCTCGGGGTCAGTGATGTTCTCCACGCCCTTGCCGTAGATGGCTGAGGCCATGAGCTTGTACGGGTCATACTTCATGTCCTTCTTCTTGACCCCTGCGGCAATCTCAGCGTTGTTGTTCTCAAACACCTCCACCAGATCATCCTGCCCCGCAAACCATGCTAGCACCCGGGCCTCAATCTGCGACGAATCACAGTCGATCATCACGTGACCCTCAGGCGCAAGGATGGCCCGTTTGAGCTTGCCTGCGTTCTCACCCCGGCTGGGGAAGTTCTGGAAGTTGAGCTTGTCGGCCCCACCCCACCGTCCCGTGTGGGCGGCGTAGTAGGAGAGAGGAACAGGTATCACTCCTCGATCCGCGATACCCAGCAGCCGCTCGGTCCGGGTCTCCTCCAGTGTGGTCTTGTTGCCCAGACGCGCAGCCACAAGCACCTGCACCCGCTCATCAGGGTGCTCGGCCAGCGCCTTGAACCCTTCATCGCTCTTGGCCATCGCCAACGTTAACTCGCCCGTTGTCGGGCTGATCTTTGTTGGTGGCTCGACGCCAAACCCGCGCAGCAGTTCTGCAAACTTCTGGTTGGACATGAGGTCATCAAGGTTGGCCCCGGCAGCCTCCATCAGCTTGGCCTTGCGCTCACGTACATCAGCAAGATGCGCTTGCAGCAACGGCTTGTCCAGCGTCAACACAGGCTCTGTAAACATCCTGATGGTCAGGTCGATGAGCTTGAGCTCACCGCGTGTGAGCTTGGGCAGTAGGTGCAGGAACAAGTCATAGGTCAGCGCTACGTCATTGCGGCAATACTCGGCGTACGCTCTCAGCTTTGCGGGAGGAAAATCTTCCCGCTTCAGGTCAATCGCGCTCACCACCTCTGTGCCCTTGACCCCCAGCTTGTAGTAATCGGCCAGCTTGGCGAGGCTGTTGCCAACCTCAGTGCCGTGTATGGCCCGTGCCATGCTCAACGTATCAGCAATCGCCTTGGGGCGAATGCCGTAGTGCCAGTTAAGGATTGCCATATCGAACAGGGCGTTGTGTGCCAGCGCCATGCTGTTGGCCCAGTCGAATTGCAGCAGCCACTCTTTGGTGGCTTCCTTTGTGCCGCTAAACCACTCGGGCCAGCCACCATCTACCTGCACCGACACACCGATCACTTCAAAGCGTGGATCACGGACGTACTCCTCCGTGGTCTGTTTCTTGAAGCCCAGATCGGTGCTGGTGTAGTAGGTCTCAAAATCGACCGTAAGGATGTTCATGAGAAGTTCAATCCAAAAAAGGCAGCCACATGCGCCTCAAACTCGTTCTTGCGGAACAAGCCAGCCTCACCATTGGCACGCGCAATGCCGATGTGGGTGTCATCCTTCCAGTCGAACAACTCATAGTCCCCGACCTTGATTCGGATTGTTGGCACTCCCATGATCTTGCTGTGTTCAGTAAGAAGCTGATTCGACACGTTGCTCTCCTGCCTCGTTGTTACTGGCCGCCCGCTGCAAATCCATCAGCGCCTTGTACTGCGCTATGGTCTCTGGGTACGCATGGATCATCCACTCGTAGAAGCCTCTGAGCATGATCATCTCATTGCGCATCTTCTGTATGTCGCCCTGTACGTTACGCAGGATGGTGCTGGTGTTGTCTTGGGGCATGTTGTACTGCCCTCGTGGATCACTCCAAACCTCTTGATACCCCCCTGGGGGTGTTGTGATCGCCATCTCAACCTCCGAATGCTTCTTTGAGTTCTTTGTACAACTCCTTGGCCTGTGCAAAGTTGATGGCGTGGAGGATGTCCATCGCGCTCATGTCACGCAGGTTAGGGGCGGCTTGGGGTGCTGGCGCTGGTGCAGCGTCCTCCACAGGGCGAACCTCGGGCACCGGGAGCGCCAAGGGCAACGCCAACTGTTCATGCAACATATTCTGTGCCCGCTGCTTGGCTTCAGCCTTCAGGGCCTTGGCTTGCCGCGCCTTTTCAGCACGTGCCTGCGCCTGCGCTTTCTTGCGGAGATGCTCGGCCTTGAGCTTGACGGATTCCAGTGGTGGCACGTAGTAGTACGTGTAAATCTTGCGCCCGGTCGCCTTATCAATCGCTCCCTCTTCCCGCCTGACCATGAACTCTTGGAACATGGTCGTCATCTGTGAGGACACAGAACTGTGGGTCTGTGCAAGTCCTTTGTTCTGCATGGCCTTCAGCACCTGCCCTGTGGTGGTCCCAGGGTTGTCTTTGATGTAGTTGTGGATGATGCTGCGGTAAGTTTGCCGTGGAGCGGGCTGTTGCTGCACGGAGGCGCTCTCACTGTCTTGCCACTCGTTCAAAATCTTCTGCATCTCGTCACTCATGTTTCCCATTTTCAATCTCCAGTAGTTGCGATAAAACATCCTGAACGGTGTTCAGGTTCTCCTCATTGACCACGATGGCAACGCCACCGCTGTCTCTGATCTTCTGCATGTTGCGCTCTTGCAGCGCGGTTGGTTTGTTCTTACCTGCCTTGCACTCGATGGCCAGGAACCTGCTGTTACAGCACACCACAATATCTGGTATGCCGCTGGTGCCATACCCACCCATGACCGGGTAGAAGTAGTACACCTCGTTGGCCTTGAGGGTGGCAACCACCTTGGCCTTAACTTTCGCTTCGGGGGTCAAAACGGTGCCTCCTCAAATGTTTGTGGGTGTTGCTTGCTCAGTTGCCTGTGGGCTCTCTCAAGCAGCTTTCCGTCCACTCTCTGAAACGGCCAGCACTTTGCGTATTCGACGCTTTGGTTTGGGTTCGCTGATCGCAACTTCTTTGGTGTTGAAGCTGTGCTCGTTGTAGCAGTGTCGGCGTCTGATCGGTGTTCCATCGTCATCCTTGGTGTGCTTGACTTCAGTCGGTGCTTTGCACAGTGGGCACTTCAATCTGTACCTCCAAACTTCTCATCTTCTTGTTCCTCGACATAACGTCCCCACACGTGATCCAAAAGGCCAGCGGCTTGGTTGAGCATGTGGATTAGTGCTTTGTGCTGGTACTCATCAAGCCCTTGTGCGTAGCCGCGCAGCCATGAAGCAGTGGTGAAGTACTGAAGTTTGTTTGGGTCAATCATTCTGGGTCTCTCCATAGGTCGGGCGTTGCCCACAAAAACAAGCACTCCCATACTCTGGGGTGTTCAGGGTGCAGCCGGTCGTGGTACATATGGGCCAGCGCAAGCTGGTTCTCACGTTCTTGCAACCACCACTCTTGTGCAGTGAAGGGCGGGTACTTGCGGGTCATTTGTTCTCCACTCTTTCATACGTGGCTTCAAAAATGTCGGGCTTGCACGGGTAGTGCTCACCCTTGACGCCGGTGATGATCCAATCGCCGGGGCAGACAATGTGACCCCCTTCCAGCGTGTCGATCCATCCGTGCTTGTGCATGATTTCGCCGCACTTGTCGCAATGCCGCTCGCCTGCATACGCTTTGTCCGGGTGACGGAAGTAACGAACCACCTCTCCCTCCCAGCCATGTGCCCTGCGATGTTCGCCGGGGATGTTCACCAAGCGACCGTTTTGAAATCCATCTTGAGGGCTGGCGTAATCCATCGGGTGATCGCCGTTTTTGAACCATTGCACGGCCTCAATGACCACGGGCTTCTTGCGGAATTTCATTCCCATGCTCCTTCTTCAAAGTCGTTAACGTGCTTGACTGCAAAAACCATGAGGGCCGCAACCACACTCGGCGTGATCTTCACTGTTGAGCCTTCACCGTCTGTGAATTTGATCCACTCGCCGTAGACCTCAAAGTCTTTTGCGCCGTCAATCTCAGCGCCGTCAGGTCCAATGTTCATTTCTTCACTCCAAATGCTTCGCGGATCAGGTCCGCAGAATGAAACGGCTCGGCTTCGTATGCGATTTCGGCGCAACGTGCAGCGACAAGGGCGGCGAAGCGTTCAAGATTGACCCAGAAGTCCTCAAGAATTCCGCGAAGGTTTTCGTCGTCAGTCTCAAACCGTTCTGGGTTCGTGAACCCAGCCTCCCGCGCCATGCGGATGATGTCATTTGTGTGTTTCATAGTATCCCTCCTTGAGTATCACGGCGTCTGGATATTCGTCCTGAAACCATGTCCACATCTGAGCGCGTTGGTCCTTTGCCTTGACCCAGCGGAACAGATATTCCCAGCTTGTTACCTCGTCATCCATGTCACAGAACTGTTCGGCCCGTAAGCGGTACGTCGCAATCAAAGTGTTGAGTTCAAGGTAGTGCAGCAGCGCCTGTAGCTTGTCTTTGTGTGTTCTCATGCAACCTCCAAAACCAATTTACTCAGATCGACCCGCCCGACGATTGGCCTTTCGCGCATGGCACCCTTAAGGTAACTTGTGGCACCGCAGGGACTGCCATTCTTGTCGAAGCCGATACAGTGAGCACCTGTTGCTGATACGCTGACCACCAACCACCATTCAGTGCCGGGATTTTTGCGACCACCTTTGGCCGGGTAAATGTTGCCGGGTAAAACATCTTGTGCCTCTACCTTCTTCAGTGTTTCCGGGGAAAGTCTCATACTGCATACCCATCCGTAATGACTTTGTTCTTCGCCTCCTCCAGCGCACCGATCAGCATGAGCCGGTCTGGCACAGTGGACACCTTGATCTTGAACTGGCCCCTGTCTTTCCAGAAGCACAGCACGATCACAGAGTCGGGCTGCTCATCCGCAGCCTCGTTCAGCACCGCTTTGGCTTGAACCTTGTGGTGGTCAGGGATGGTCAGGGTTTTGAGTTTGCTCATACTTCCAACCTGTCGCGCATCAATGAAATTTGATTGCGCATCTTGTACACATGCGCATTGAACTCACGCAAAGAATTGACCACCGGGGATGAGCCGCGCATTTCTTTGGTGACATATTCTTTTTCAACCTCTGGCTCTTGACGGAAAACCGATACAAGGCGTGACTCAAGTTGAATGATGTGATCTTGTAAAGAGTCCAAGTTTTGCTGTAGCTGATTAAGCTCAGAGATGATGGGCTGGTCTTGTTTTGCGTCCATTCCTGCGGTCTGTGGTGCGTACATTTCTTTCTCCTGTTTGTAAATGATTGATCCGGGGATTGGTCCGGGTCGTGTTCCCCATGCTTGACGCGCCATGTTGAAGTTGTAGTCTTCCATGCTCATGCTTGCCCCCTTGCTCGGATGGCGGCGGCATAGTCTTGAGACAGCATAAAATCACCAACGTCATCACACACCTTCGCACACGCCTCGCGCTCGGCAGCAACGGCTGCTTTCACCGCCGCCTCAAGCTCTGAGCGGTAGCACAGGGTGTCGTCGTCATCTTTGGTCATGCTTGCCCCCTTGCCTTGAGCATGGCATCAGCCACGATGTACGAAGCCTGAGCAATCTCTTGCACGTTCGTGCTGCCGTTGGCAACAAAACCATACATCGCCTTAGCCGCAAAGTAGTCGCGCAGGGTCATGCCTTCTTTGGTTGTGTGTTCCCTCTGACTTGGAAACGCTGGCCCACCTGTGTCTTTATCCATGATTCTTCTCCTTCAAGATTCTGTCAGCCCACATTGCTACCACTATGTCACCAACATTCATGCCCTTGCAGTCCTCATCCGTCAGCCCAACCCATTCACGCTTCTTTAGGCGCTCAATTTCTGCCCGCAACTCAGCGTTGATCTTGGCCTCCTCAATGCCTTTTCGAATCAGATCACTGGTCACTTGCGTTTCGCGGTGCTCCCAATCGCTGTACAGCATATTGGTTCTTGCAAGAAACTCTATCTTCTCATTCAAGCGTTTAATCTCCGCGTCCTTTTCGTGGTCAGTGGAGCAGTTGTCATAGTTTTCACAGCAAGTGTCAACCATACCTTTGGGGCAAGCGGTTCTGTTCATGTGTTTTTCTCCTTGAGGATTGACTCGGCGCTTGTCGCGGCCTGAAGTTTGGTCAAACAGGATTGGTTAATCGCCGAGAAGTCTTTTTCCGTCAGCCCGGCCCACTGTGCTGCGGGTGGGGTGGTGTTCTTCTTACGCAGAATGGCGTCGGCCCACGCCATACCCTTTAGAAAAAAATCATGGTCATACATGGGGTTATCGCCATCAGGCATGTCGCTTGGTTCTAAGCCGAACCACGCCGCCGGCTCCTGCTTTGCTGGCTGTGCGGGTGGGGTAATGTAGAGGGGCGTCTTAGACCAAGGCATTCTTTTGTTGTTGGTGTGCGTAATGTCTCCGTGCTTATTAATGTTGGCCCACGCCACCGGCTCCTGCTTCTCAGCCTGCTCGATGGCGAGGCGCAGGGCGATGATGGTCTGATTGATGAAATGCTCTGGGCGGCTCATCACATCCTCGTGGGCGCGTCTGTCGAAACAAGTCGATACCGCCCGCTCCAGCGCCTCCAGCGCCTGTTTCATTACTTCGATGCTCATTCTTCACCCCTAACTCGCATCCAATGCGCTTTATGCCGCAGCGCCTCGCTACTGTTGTCTTCGATAGCCTCTGCAACCATGTCCAGATAGTCGGCCATCAGTTCTTTTGTCAGCCACGCCGCCGGCTCCTGCTTCTCAGCCTGCTCAATGGCGGTGCGGAGAGCGGGGATGGCAGTGTTCCATCCTTCTTCGGCCATCGGCGTCATATTGCCTGGGTGTATGTTTTCCAACGCCTCCAGCGCCTGCTTCATTGCTTCGATGCTCATTTCTTCTCCCTTGCGTGTCGCTCCAATGTCTTCTTGTGTACCGGCATCACCGGCATCTCGACTACCATATCTTTTGGCGCTGCGCTCAGATAGGGTGCTGTGCGTTCGCTGTACGGGGCGCTTGGCTCAATACCCTTCTTGCGCTGCTCGTTGACGTAGCGCGTCATCTGGTATGCGTTGCGCCGTGCCTTCTCCAAGTCCCGCATGCTGATCTGGGGCTTGTAGTTTTTCCAGTCAAACGGGTCGTTCATCACAACTCCCCACAGGCTGTTAACGCATCAAACACCCGCAGCCTGAGCCGCTCGACCATAGCCTCCGGGCTCGTGCCATCGTGCTTTTCCCATGAGTGGATCATCTGTCGTATCTCGTCGAGGGCGTAGATCGCTGTGCTGCCGTGCATCGCATGACGCAGCTTGTCCTCGTCGTCTGGGTACGTGAACTCAAGGATGGCCTTCATTTGACCCTCCGCATCGCCACCCACGCTGGCTCTTTGTTCTCCACCACAACAGGGGGGCGTGTCTCACTGGGCGGCACCCACCCGTATCTGCGCCATGTGGCTTGCACATCTGCGCCGCTTGTCCATTTGAAATCGGGATGTCCAACGGGAATCCACGGGTCAGTTCTCTTCATGGTTACCTCTCTTTTCAACGATGTAATACAGCCTGTCATGTACCTTGAACCCAATACCGTCCACTACAGAGCGGGGCTCTGTGATGCGCAGGATTGAGATGGCCTCAATGATCCAAGCCGGGATGTCCTCTTGTGGGGCATCTTTATGTAGGAATCTACCACCTTGTCTTGGGGTTGTAAAGTCTACAATGTCAAATCTACCTTCAGAGTTGATGGAAACCCTGAGTGTGGACTCATCAAGCAGCACACGTGTCTCAGTGATCACGACATGAACACCCAATACTTGGTGTCATCGACCTTCACCCCAACGTCAATGATGGGTGAGTTCCTCTCACCAATGTTGAGCACCGCGATCTTGTTGCGTACCTCTTCAGGCAGTTCATCCACCGTGTGGGCCGTGTGCGCCTCGGCGTTGCCACTGTACTGATACACCGCGCAGTGGGGCTGCAACCACACGAACACAGTGTCTGGCCTGTAATTTTTCACCCGCTCCATCTCATCGCCCTTCTCCTTGATGAATGCGGCTGCGCCTGCAAACGCTGCTGTCTTAGGGGTGTAGCCTGAGATAACCATAGCCCTGATCTCCTGCATCAGATCGCCAGTGTTGAACCTCATTGCTTGAGAAATCGCGTTGTAACCTCCCTGTGCAATCACATCCCGTGCGTTGGTGCAGGCAAACTTTGAGTCCTCCATGACTCGTGTGAAATCAAACGCCTTGAGATGTTGCCGTGCGGTCTTGACTGCGGTCTTGAAGTCCCTGGACTCTTTGGTCCGGTACTTTGGGTTGTGGAGTTTGTACCGCTCGTTCTGGATGGTGTCGGATGTGACGCTGTAGACAGTCTTGCCGTTGTCGTCTTCAAACACCTTCATGATCCCCACAGGAAGATCAAGCGCGTAATCGAAGGCAATTGTGATTTTGGTATTCACAACAAACGACTCATGCTCTGTGTCAATGTGATGCCCAGCGAGACGCTCAATGACCGCCACCGCGTTCTTGTGCTTGTACTGATACTCCATGAAGAAGTTTTTGAGTGCTGGCGGGACAGCCACCATATCCCCACCCTCGCTCCCAAGGAAGCTGGTGTGACCGCACCGTTTTGCAGCGGCTGCGTGTGACAGGACGATACCGCGAATTTTTTCTTTGATGTGAATCATGATTTATGGCCTCCAGATAAAAACGTCTAACAGCAACACGATGATTGCCACGAAGAACACGACACGCTCGACGACCTCGTACCGCGTTAATTTTTTCCAAAGTGATTTCATTGCCTGCCTCCTCATTGATACCTGTACCCGGCGTCAGATGTGGATGGTCTGACCCACAGGCGCGTTGTTCTTATTGCCACCCACCACACACCACAGCACAGGCTGCTGCCACTTGCCCCACGATGCCACGTAGCCATCGGTGAGCATGACCACGCACTCGGGCTTGATGCCACGTGCCTTGATGTAGTCAGGTACACACGCTGCGTCCGTGCCGCCACCGCCTGCTGGCTTGGTGCTGCCAATCATCTTGCCCAGATCATCACGGCCATACACCTCATGCGCTGCCACATCGGTGTCCCAGTACATCAGGTCGAGCATCTCGGGCTTGACGTTATCGCAGATGGCCTTGACCTCGGAGAGGAACTCCTGAAGCTCACGCCCACCGATGGAGCCCGATGTGTCCACGCCCACCACGATACGTCCCATGCTCTCGGACAGGGTAGAGGGCATATACATGTCGTGCTGCAACCACCGGCGATTGACGCGCTGCCACGTGGAGATATCTTTACCATCAGCAAGGCTTGAGAGGAACTCACGCAACTGATCTTGCCACCGCACCTTGGGCTCCAGCAACTCGCCCAACTCACGGGTCTGACGCCCGCCCATCTTGCCTGCCAGTATCTGGCCCTGGCGCAGGGCTTGGTCGATCTCCTTGCGTATCTGCTCCTGCGCCTCCTCAGGCAACTGCTCACCGCTGGTCCAGTCGTGGTCATCAAGGCCACCACCTTCACCCTCACCCTCACCGTCCCCATCACCATCGTCCTCGTCCTGCTCGTCCATCAAGATGTTGAACACCTCCTGAGAGTCCATGCCACGGAACCGCTCGTCCAGCAGGCCCTGCTTGGGCAGAGTGACGAACCCACCGGAGTCCCGGCTGATATCCGCAATGATCAGGTTGATCACGTAGTCGCATGCCATGTTGGCAGCGCGGCGGTTCTGCTCATACAGATGCTTCCACAAGAACGTATGCTGGAACGCCTTGTGCAGGTTCTCGTGCATGATCAGGCCACGCAGGTCAGACTCACTGAGCGACTCAATGAACGCCTTGCCGTAGATACAGTCGATGCCGTTGGTGCAGGCAGTGGGTACCGAGGCATCCACCTTGTATTTGCCCACCATGATGACGCCCGCATACTCCATCGTATCTTTGTGGGACATCAACTCAACGTGAGCACGCTCGATGCGCTGAAGCGCAGTCATCTGATTCATCTGTGTGATAAACATCTCAATCTCCTTTCGTACTGTACGAAACCGATTACTTACGGGCAAACATGTAGTTGTTGGCGGCAGCCCACTGCGCGAACTTGGGGTTCGTCGCAGCCACCTCACGGGTGGGGCACTGCGGGATCATGACGCTACGGGCAAACAAACCCTGCGCCTCTTTGGACAGGCGGGGCAGGAACTCCATCCACGCACTGACCGTCTCCTTGCGGATACGCTGCACAGCCTTGGACACCAGCATGCAGGAGGCAGCGCCGTTGTTTGGCACAACCGCAGTTGTTGGGGACTTGATGATCTCATCCCAGTCAGCGAGCTGGCTGTCAAGGTCCACCATCGTCAAGATGTTGAGCATTGCCTTCTCACCGACCGTACCCTTGAGTGCATGGGCCATGACATCCTTGCCCAAGATGGCCGTGCGGTCAACGATATGACCAGCCTTCTCCAGCGAACGGGGCGTGACAAACGACAGCCGCACATCCCTGGGGTCGAAGATGTAGGCGTTCTGCTGCGGGGTCTCGTAGTCCTCAAAGGACGCCAGCATGTCCGGGTACTCACGCACCGTGGCAATGACGGTATGGTTGACGCCCCTTGATATCGCATAGGTCATCCACTCCTCGGCGCTGGGCTTGGCCACACGCACCTGGGTCACACGGTTACGTGCATGGGGCGGCACGTTGTCACCGATACCCTCAACCGCAAGGTTAGTGGTCGCAAACACAACCGACTTGGAGTGCAGCGTGTACGTGCCAAGCTGGCGCTCCTGCATCAGGCGCAGGCAGGCATTCATCACACCGCCCTTGGCCTTGCCCAACTCATCGAGCATGATCACCACAGGCTGGTCAACGAAGTGCATGCCGAACTCTTCATTGGGGATGAAGCTGCACACCTCGACCCCATCGACCGTCCTGATCTTGGGCACAACGAAGTCACCAACATCTTTGGTGGTGATGTCCACATAACAGAACTTGTGGTCCTTGAACTCGGGCTTGTCCTTGAGCATCTTGAGGATGGAGGACTTGCCAATACCCATCTCACCTTGCGCGAGGATGGTCTGCACATCGCCCACTGCGGCGATCAGGTCAGCGGTTTGCTGGAGGGACAGATTTTTGAACATAGACATGATGATTTCCTTTCAGTTAATAACAAACACAAACACACTTACACATCAGAACGAAAACTTATCGAGCAAGGCGTCCACCTTGTTCTTGGTCTGCTCACGCAGCACATCGCTGTCACGCAGGGATTGGGCATCCACACCACGCATGGCATCCTCAAGCTGCTGGCGCATGGCCTCAAGCCGCGTGTCCCCGGTGGTGTTGAAGTGCTTGAGCAGTTTGCACACATCAATTGCGTTGTCCACCAGAGAGTCACGGAAGATGCGGCGCTTGGACTCCCCCTTGCTGTCCGTGTCATCGGTCAGGCGCTCAGACATACGGGACAGTACGTCATACAGGCGGTCCCATGCATCCTTCATCATGGTGGTGGTGCGCTCGGCCATGACACCCTCGTAGTGGGTACGAAGCTCGGTCAGGCCCTGCTCGTTGATATCCACCCGGAAGTCACCCGATACAGGCAGTGGGCTGAAGGCGTACCGGAACCCGAACTTGCCAACGATGTCCTCACGCAGCGGGTAGTCCTCACGGTTAAACAGGTCGCCCAACTGGAACGCAGCGGCGGCCACCAGCGTGTCGTACTCATTGAGGAAGTCATTGACCGCAGTGCCGAACTGGGTCTCGTAGTCCGTGAGACGGGCACGGTAATCCACAAACATAGTCATAGGCAGCACTCGGTCGCCACTGTCAGACCAAGGTTGTGTAAAGGTGTAATGCCACGTGCGGATGGCCCCGGCCAGCTTGTTGATCTGCTCCAGCTTGCCGCTACCGGCCAGCAGGTTCTTGTGGTAGTTACCGGCACGGGTCTTGGTGCTCTTGGCTTGGTCCACCTCCTCAGACACCCGGCGGTCCAGCTTACGCGCCGTCCACACGGACAGGTTCAGGTTGACGATGAGGGCAGAGCCCGACAGTTTGCTCACTTCAATTGCAGACATTTGATTTCCTTTCGTACTGTACGAAACAGCGTTTAACTTAACTAACACTACTAACACGAACTACATTGTAACAGACATTACTCACTGGGTCAAGGTATAGCCTCCCATCCATATCTCACCACGTTGGCTGGTGTGTTCTTGCGAGTCGCGGCGTTCATGTCTTTGGCTTGTGCGATGGACAGGCCCGTCCACTGCACCTCGGTGCCATCAGACAGGGCGATGTAGAAACAGTAGCGTTTCGATGCAGGGGTGGGGCGCCATTTCGCCACAATATCTTTCACATCGCCGTACATGTCCAAGGTCTTGTTGTCCTCTGGTTGTTTCATGGTCATTCCTCCATTGCTTCGCGTACGTCTTCAAACATCTGGTCGATATGCGGGTCGTCGTCGAGGTAGAACCCCTCCAATGACCAACGCATCTTGGTGTAGCCAACGGCCATCCCGTACTCACGCTCACCCTTGTGATACACAGCGTGAGCCGTGTCCCTGTCGGTGAAGTACGCCTCAAAAATTGTTTCGTTCTCATCCTCGTAGTTGATCAAGGTGCCGCGTACGCACCACACGCTCTTTTGTTTCATTTCTGCATCTCCGCAAGGTTGTCTCTGATCCAAGTCACCAGCAGGTGTGCGTCAAGCGCAGCCGCATGGACAGCCTCAAAGTACTCAGGCTTGTGGTCTTGTGGGTTATCCATGTAGTTGTTCATGTCGTTGGCGATTGCCATCGTCAGGTCGTGCAGGTGCCGCAGTGCGTCATGGATGTTGTCGGGTCGTTTCATAGTTCACTCTCCATCATTAAGTTGTTTCACCTTGTCGTGCTCATCGGCCATGCGCTCGGCCCAGTCGTCGCCCTGCTCCGTAACAACGGCACACACTTCGATCTGCCCAGCCTGCATACGCTCAGACACATTGAGGATTGATCCGTCCGTGAAGATCACGGTGATGCCCTCGTCGTAGTCGTCCACGTAGTCCACCCGGGCCACGGTCTTGCCCACAAACGCTTGGAACATCTCATTGCTCTCGTGCATCTCAGTCATTTCAGTTCCTCCGGAATCTCTACTTCATCACCCAGTTTGGATGCAACGTAGCAGCGCATGGCTGCGATCAGGGGTGTGGGGCCGTAGCCAAATGCTTCAGCGTCGTCACGGATGGGCGCAGGTGTCCATGCCGCCCATTCAACACGGCTTGATGCAAACTCACGGCTTGTACTGATTTCCTCCCGCTCAATGATCGGGCCACCGTGTGCCCAGTCGGTTGAGGGTTGCCAGTAAACATTCCCGTCCATGTCCATACGGGTCATCGTCTTGCCACTGCGGTAGATGGGGGTTCCATCGGCTTCAGCCACCGCCCAATCAAGCGCGGCCCCTGTCAGTTCACTTGTCTTGATCTTCATGTCCTCACCGCCTTCTGATTAGTTTGTTTCAGTGTGTTGAGTGCAGAGGCAGCAGTGACGAACATGTAGCCGCCTTTTTGATACTCCTGCACCACCGTCCAGCCTTTGCGCTCGGCCCGTGCGGCCTTCTCGCCGCAGGCCAGACACACATGGTAGCGTTCCCCGAGTCGCCAGCGGGTGACATGTATGTCATCACCGCAGCGTACGCATTCGTACCACTCATTCATATCTTTCTCCTTTCGTACTGTACGAAACTCACACAGTCTCCATCCGCTCGTTGGCTGCTTCGATCAGCCCGACCGAGCCACCACGCACCACGGCTTTCATGTCATGCACGGACAGCGGCACGAGTTTGATCTCTGGGTTGTACGTGCTCGGGTTGGCTTGGCTGTAGTGCCTGCTGGTGGACTGGCTGTACTTGTCCCGGTTGGCGTACCACGTGTCCGTGGCCTGCTCGTAGATGAACAGCGGCCAGTGTGTGCCGTAACTGAACACCATGTATCGGCCATTGCACCACTCGCCCCACATGTGTGAGGCCACAAACGGTTGGCATTTCTCCACGTAGCTGCGGCAGTTGTAGTTGGCTGTCTTTGGCATTTCAATTCCCTTTCATATAAAACAGTTTCGTACCGTACGAACTGAGTGCAGGACACCGCACCGCATAGAAGGCTGGTCGCCCAGCCCCCTATAAGTTGTTGTTTCCTACTGTTGTTTGGTCTTGTCCCACGATAGCGTGTGTCACCATCTGCATATCCCAGGTGTTTCCCCCGCATTGCTGCGGGCAGCACTCACTTGCGCTCGTTCTGGTTCAGTGGTCTTGGAGGGTGTCGCCTTTGGCTTCGCACACTTCCCCCCGTTAGGTTTGTTGCCGGTCTCCCAGCAGAGCACTCCACGCAGTTAGGTGGGTCGGTGCAGGTGGTTTATCACCATGCACCATGTATTGCACTTTGCCTGCACTATCGCGTTCGGAACCGCAGGGTTCACTACTTACTACACCATGCATGCACCCGACTGGCTACGGGACGCCTATTCACCGAGGGAGAGTCTCTGCACTGGCCGTTGTTGTTCTTGTCCTGTGCTGTCATCTGTCTGGCTTCTGCCATGTAGGCAGCGGCGGTGTGGTTGCCACACACAACACCCGTAAAGATGTTGGCTGTGTGATTGCCTTGCGTGTTTTTAAAGAGCAGCGGGTGTGGGGTTCGATCTCCCCGGCTTTCGTACTGTACGAAAGTCCCGCATTCCATATTTCAACTAACCAGAGGTTAGTGTAACACACTTATATCATCTTGTCAAGTTGTTACTGGTTGGATTTAGGTTGATTATTGGGGGGTTCAACCCATTCAAACCTGTGGTTGTTCAAGCCTCTGTACAACCCGTCAAGGTGGAGCTTGAGATTGCCAACGGCGATCCCGTAGTGTTTGGCACAGGCTGCGATTGAGCGGAACTCCTTCCCGTCATCAATGCACCGTACTGCCCGGGGAGTGGTCTTGTGAAATTTAGTGGGGACAAGGCCGGGTGGTACTTCTTCTGGGCTGAGGAGCTCGTAGGTTCGACCCCCAACCGAATATCCCCGGCCTTTGAGGTGATCGGACAGATGGGGTGGGTGAACTCGGTGGGCATGTGCGGCGGCGGTGATGGATGGGAATATCTCGCCTGTGGTGATGCAGCGGATGGGAATGCCACGGGTTGCCTTGGGTGCGGGCTTATCTTTACTGCGTTTGGGTGTGGATACGTAGGGCTTGATGCCCTTGGCTTTCGTCACTCCGAGGGAGAGTAGGACGATTGCGCGTTGGCGCGGTGTGAGCTTAGTGGATACAGACAAGTGAAACCTCCATTTTATGCTGCAATATTCCACCGACGGGAATAATTTGGAAGCCAGCAACCATGCGGGCTGGCGAGGGTAAGTATACCATAAAGTTCCTTTATTCCCGGATTTTTGGGGAATTTGCGCCAGAGCCCAAGAGAGCGAGAAAAAACAGAGTTTTTACACACGCATAAAGATGTTTTTCCTATGAAGGGTAAGAGTGTGAAGAATGTAGGGGGTGTATATATTATTTTTAGAGAATAAAAGAAAGAAAGGAGGATTTCCCACTGCAAGTGCTTGATTTCATTGGGTTTTGAATTCTTCTTATTACGGGAAGGTTGCAGCAGTTTTGGATAAAACACTGCTTTGCATCAGCTTGACGCATTTTCGTACTGTACGAAAGTTAAAACCAGCACGGCCAACGGGGAGGGAACAGGTATCTTTGTCCACTCAGTGATGGGTGGAATAACTAGTATGCTCTGTAGCGCAACTACGTACGCTTTCGTACTGTACGAAACAAGGAGTATGCTCTGTAGCATAAGATGGTGATAGTAGTATACTCTGTAGCGTAAGCTGGTTATGTCTAGTGATAACGGCTCTGATCGACGGCCAACGGGGAGGGAACAGGTCTCAAAAGTGTCAAGTAGTATGGTCTGTAGCATAATTTGGTGGGGTTTCGTACGGTACGAAACTACTACGTATTGCGGCCCACACAGCACGGCCAACGGGGAGGGAACTGGTATCAAAAATTTTGGGCAAAAAAAAAGCCCCGCCGAAGCGGGGCTTAGAGGTCTTAGGTATTACTTGATTTCATACCCTTCGGATTGCAGATAGTCTACAAACCCTGCATAGATAGTCTTGAATGTCGCATCGGCATAGAACCCCTTTTCGACACTCTGGCAAAGTGCTTCGAATGATTTGCCCTCATCATGGTTAAATGCCTTTACCAGTAATTCGGACAATTCAGACTTGCCTTTGCCTTTTGCTTTGCTATTGCCCTTGGATCGCTGACCGTTCCAATCGCCAATCGGCTTGCCGTCTGCAACCGCTTTCTTGAAGGTTGGCAGATACGTTTTATGTGCCGTGTCGTGAGACAGACCGCCCTCGATGCAACCGTCAACAAACGATGTTGCAATCGCGCATCCCGTTTTATCTTTCTTGTACATGCCGACCTTGGCCTTGGCGCTGTGCAGTTGGGCAATGTATTTATTCATTGTCTCTTTCAGCAAACCCGCTGTGGTCTCTGCTTTCTTGAGACCACCCAATGCAACACCGACAGCATTGGCAATTTGAGACAGATCAATTTGTTTGGACATGATAGAACCCTTTCAGTAGTGCGTTAATGGAATATGAACCGATTGCACTAGTCCCGATCCATGAGATGGATTATGCCCTATCTATAACATCTTTGCACGGGATAGCATTGTTTCGTACCGTACGAAAGGGTAAGCCCTCCCCACCCCCCGCTTTATGGGTTAGGTACCATCAGTGGCTTGTGCTACTCTATTCTGCACATCCCATCCCCACTCCAAAGACTCACTTGCTTCACCTACACAAAGCGAGCTTCTAACGGTGTAGATAACACATACCAAAACATCTTACGTTGTTACGGAGCTATAAGCCACCGTTGCCACCAAAACCTACAAAAGTTTACGTAAAAACATCTTATGGGGGGTACCCCCTTTATTTATCCTGTACTACTCACGTAGATTTCCATCCAGAAACACCCCCCCTATTGGAGTCCCAACCTCCTTGTGTTACATTCCGCATATTCCCGTATCCAGCGGTGCTATGACTGATGAAATGATCCTCGTTACGCCAGAGTTGGATGTGCCACCACCGTTTGATTGGTCGGCAGATGAAATCATGGACATCCGTGAACGTGCGCAACGTGCGTTCAATACCGTCGAGTTTTTGCGGGCGAACGGGCTCGATGATGTAGAGGTCACAGAAGCTGACCGCAAAGATGCCCGGGCTGTATTCATGGACAGCCCTGCCGTGCCTCCGCAGGCAATCAACACACCTGCCAAAGCCCTCATTCTTTCTGCTCTGCTCAACGAGTACGACTTTGATGTGGTGCGCAACGCACAGCAGCTACGCAATTACATCAAGCTCAAGTACTTGGAACTCTCCAATAGTGGCAATGCCAAGATCGAACTCAAGGCACTGGAGATGCTGGGCAAGCTCTCGGATGTGGGTGCCTTCACAGAGCGCATCGACATCAACGTCACACACCGCACCACGGAGGAGTTGGAGGCTGATCTGGCCAGTAAGCTCTCTTCATACCTGTCTGACATCATTGATGTGGACGCCAAGGAGGCGGTCTCTCTTAACTACGACCCACTGCCAGCAGCACCAGCGGTGCAGGTGATCAATGTGGACGAGGAGTTGGGGCTTGTAGGTGGGGAGCTTGATGAGGATGGGGATGAAGCCAGCATCTGATTCACTCAAGCAGTTGTTTGAAAACCCGCAGATGCGGGAAAGAGTGCGGTTGCTCACTCCGGAGCAGTTGTTGGCGCTGGTCAAACGCTTCCCAAGGGACGAGCAGGAGGCAGTTTCGGAGATTTTGGAGGAGCTACGCACCCGCACAATGCGTGAAACGGCTCAAGAAGACTTCATGGCCTTCGTAAAAGAGGCTTGGCCGACGTTCATTGGGGGTCGGCACCATGCCAGAATGGCTAAAGCGTTTGAAGAAGTGGCCAGTGGAGAGGTCAAACGCCTGATCATCAACATGCCACCCCGGCATACCAAGTCAGAATTTGCCTCATATCTGCTCCCGGCGTGGTTTTTGGGCAAATTTCCGCACAAAAAGGTCATTCAGACCAGCCATACAGCCGAGTTGGCGGTGGGTTTCGGTCGAAAAGTGCGAAATCTGGTCGATTCTGAGGCATATGCACGGATTTTTCCCCATGTGGGGCTGCAAACGGACTCCGCAGCGGCAGGAAGGTGGAACACCAACTTCGGTGGTGACTATTTCGCCATCGGTGTGGGCGGCGCAGTGACCGGAAAAGGCGCGGACTTGCTCATCATCGACGATCCGCACTCAGAACAAGAGGCTTCCATCGGCGCGTACAACCCAGAGGTGTACGACAAGGTGTATGAGTGGTACACATCCGGTCCCCGGCAGCGTCTTCAGCCGGGTGGAGCCATCGTGATCGTGATGACTCGGTGGTCACTGCGTGATTTGACCGCTCAGGTGCTCAAGGCAGCCGCTCAGAGGGGTGGTGAGGAGTGGAAAGTCATCGAATTTCCGGCTCTGTTTGACGACAACAAGCCGCTGTGGCCTGAGTTCTGGAGCCTCAAAGAGTTGTTGGCCCTGCGTGAGGAGTTGCCCACCGGCAAATGGATGGCGCAGTACCAGCAGCAGCCTACCTCGGACACAAACGCCATCGTCAAGCGGGAGTGGTGGCGCTGGTGGGAGGCAGAACGCCCTCCGCAGTGTGAGTTTGTCATTCAGGCATGGGACACGGCCCACGAGGTCAAGAAGGTCAACGACTACTCTGCGTGTTCGACATGGGGTGTGTTCTACAGCGACGAGGACAGGGGCAACGCCAACATCATCCTGCTGAACTCGTACAAGGAGCGGCTTGAGTTTCCTGAACTCAAGAAGAGAGCGTTTGAGCACTGGCAGGAGTGGGAGCCAGATTCGTTCCTCGTGGAGAAGAAGGCCGCAGGTGCTCCGCTTGTGCAGGAGTTTCGGGCGATGGGGATTCCCGTTCAGGAGTACACGCCCAGCAGAGGGCAGGACAAGATATCGCGGCTTAACTCAGTTGCGGATTTGTTTGCATCAGGTAAAGTGTGGGCACCGC